TGCCACCCCTCATCCTTGCCCCGCGCACTGGCGTCAAGTGGAAGCTCGTCATCGCCGACCGCAACGGCACCAACCTGCTCGACGTCACGAACATCGCCACCGATCGAAAGTTCTCCTGGAGACTCAACCGACCTGAGAGCGCGTCGTTCCGCCTTCCAGCAGATGACGACCGCATGCTCATCACGCACAGCGACGGCTTCCCTCTCGTCTGGCCGATCCTGCGCTTCCTGAAGGCATACCGCCAGGAGCCGGTCTCGAACACCGACCCGACCCCGATCTACCGGCTCCGCTTCTGCGGACCGATCTGGCAGATGCAGGACGACGGCGCTGGTGAGGGACAGAGCACGATGGTCGTCGCCTTCGGAATCATGCAGCTTCTTCAGAAGCGCGCCTGCATCGACAACCAGGGCCACCACTTCATGAACCCCCAGGGCGGCAACCCGCCCGGGCCCCGGTTCACCGCCCGCATAGGCGACGCCCTCAACGCACTGATCGCGAACTCGAAGCAGTGGAAGGGCGGCCTACCCATCGACGTCATTGGCGGCTGGCCCGCCACCCCAGTCTACGTCCTCAACTTCGAGGGCAAGATGATCTACGACGCCTTCATCGAGACGAGCGATATGCTCGACGGGCTCGACTACGAGTTCCGCGTCAAGGAGAACTGTCGCGCAGACCTCATCATGAGCCAGCGGCGCGGCGCGGACCGTCCCAACGCTGTCTTCACCTATGCGCGCGCAGGCTCGAACTGCGTGCGTGTCACCCGACTCGTCGACGCTCAGACCTTCTCGAACGCCGTGGTCGGCGTCGGCAGCAACTCGGCCGTCGGCGGCGCAGCCTTCGACTCAGGCGCCTACGACAACCCCTCGATAAGCGTCTACGGGACGATGGAGCACTTCGCCAACCACCCTCACATCGTCGGGCAGTTCAGCGCGAGCAACCCGGCGAGCTTCGCGACCCTGACCGCGCTTGCTCAGGAGGAGCTCGCTTTCCGCTCGAAGATGCGCCAGATCATCTCCTGGGTCCCACAGGCCGGGATCGCGCCAGAGCCCTTCCTTGACTTCGACGTCGGCGACACGATCAGGGCGCATGCCGGCCCCATCCTGCGCGGCGGCTTCGGCGGCGTCCAGCGCGTATATGGAATAGACATCGACCTCAACGAGGAAGGCGTAGAGAACCTCGGCAGTGTCCTCACCTCGCCGGAGAGCTAATGCCAGTCCCCGAGCCCCCGCATCCAGACGTTCGCATCCGAGAGCTCGGCGTCGAGCAGGACCGCACGATCGTTGGGTTGCACGAGGTCTCGAGGACTAACTATCAGAGTCTTCAGAACCAGATCGGCACGGCGGCCCAGCAGGCACAGCAGGGCGATCAATCCCTCTACAACCAGATTCAGGCGCTCGCCAACCGTGTCGGAGTTCTCGAGCAGCAGATGGGTCAGGCGCTCAACGTCTTCCCACGCACAAATCCCTGGGCCGTGGTGCCGTCGAACTGGGGCGCGCCGGCAGGCTGGACGATGCGGACCGGCGATGGCAGCATCACCACGTCAACCGGCCTCGTGCTCTACCCCGCAAGCCGCAACTGAGCCATGCCGGCGCGCGACTACCAGACCGGGTCGCAAGACCTCCAGCGCCTCGCGGGCACCGCGCTCAACGATCTCGAGTGGCTCCAGATGCACTACGACCCCGACTACGACATCCTCGTCTCGGACGTTCGTCAGATCATCGCGCAGACCTGGGCCGTCTTCGAGACGACCGGCTTCGCCTATATCGCGAACGCCAACGCTGCGCTCATCCCTTGGGGTGTCCTCACCTCCTACGGGCTTCATGTTCAGCTTCGCGCCCAGATGCTCATGCGCAACCTCGACGGCCCCGGCGCCGGCAACGACGTCGGCGTCGCCTGCGGTGTCGAGATTCGCTCTGTCGACCTCGGCGATGAACCCAGCAGCGAATACCTCGACTGGGTCGTTGACCTCGACCCGGCAACGAGCACGTGGTCCCTCGAGCGCACCGACTGGGGAGGACCAGCCGACTGGCAAACCACCTGGGGTGGCAGCTCGCTGCCCGCAGCCGATTACCTGCTCGTGACGCCGCAGCTCTGGGTCGATGATGACACGCGAGGCCAGGTGCTTGGACTCACCGCCGAGATGCGAGTGCTCGATCGGATCAGCCTATGACCACCACCCCCACGGGCAAACCCGGCCCCCCGCCCACCTACGGCAGCGGTCTCCCCGAAGGCACGGTCACCGGCCGCCCGCTTCTCTGGAACGACACCACCGGAGAATGGGAGGAGGCGCTCCTCTCCACTGCCGGCCTTGCCGACGACGCCGTCACCGGAGCGAAGATCGCCGGTGGAGCGATCAAGAGCGCGCATGTCAGCTCCGCTGCGGCCGACCGCATCATCGGCTCCAAGCTCCGGCCGCTCACGCTCATCAGCTCGACATCCGGCCTTCCCTCCTCGCCGCAGGGAGGCGAAGTCGTCCGAATGCGCTGCGGCTCGAGCCCCTACACCTTCATCGACCTCGTCTACGACGACACCTACGCCAAGTGGGTTAGCGCCGAGGACATCCTGCTCGAGGAGCCCGACTCGACGCAGACGAACCTCGGCACCACCTACGCATTCATCACCAACACGGCGATTGCGCTCCAGCCCGAGTTCTACGACCTCTACAACGCCGGCCTGCGCCCGCAGTACCGCCTGGTCGCCGAGCTCGCAAACACGACCGGCGGAAACGCCACGCACGTCAACTTCCACGTCGAGGAATACACGCGCAACGCACAGGACTCGAGCGCGGTCGCGCTCATCAATCGCAACGGCACGCAGAACGACGCGAACGGGATCGCCGCGACCGGCCTGACCGCAAGCACCACTTACTTCGGCGACACCGGCTGGACACAGCCCTCGTTCAACAACGCGCCCAGCTCGGGCCACATCGTCCGAACGTTCTTTGTCGGGCGCAACAGCGCCACCTCGGCGGTCTGGCGCTACATGCGCCTCTATCAGCGCTGGGTCACCGCATAGGCGCTCAGACCGCAAAGCACCGCTTTGAGCGCCTATGGGACATGGCTCCCGATAGACGCGGTGATGCCCAAGATCGAGTTCCCCCTCATGCTCTCGAGCCCGCCGATGAAGGGCGAGCTCGTCAAGGAAGCCCAGCGCGCGCTCGCCAACAGCCGCTTCGGCGACTTCTACGACGGCAAGATCGACGGCGAGTACGGGGAGCTGACCGCCCAAGCCTGCTACCGCGCGAAGTACTGGTGCGGCTACACCGACGAGAACCTCAACCAGGCCTACGGGGCCGACCTGCACAAGCTGCTCACCGGTGACGCGAAGCTGTCGCCGGCGCAGCAGCAGCGGCGGCGCAAGCGGCAGAAGGAGTCGAGGTCGAGGCCGCTCGCCGAACGCGCGCTCGCCCGGGCGATCACCCAGCTCGGCGTCAAGGAGAACCCGCCCGGCTCGAACCTCGTCAAGTACATCGAGTGGTGGGGCAAGCTCGAATGGGGAACGGTCGTCCGCTTCCCCTGGTGCTTCGCCTTCGTCACCTGGTGCTACAACCTCGAGGGCTCAACCGCCCTCGACCCGCGCCAGTCGCGCCACCGTTACGTCCCCTACGGTGTCGCCGACGCCCGCGCCGGACGCAACGGGCTCGTGCTCGCCTCGACGGCCGGCGTGCGCCCGGGCAACCTCGTCATGTACGACTGGGACGGCGGCGTAGCCGATCATGTTGGGCTGTTCGAGCGCTGGAAGGTCCCAGGGCAGACCTTCTACGCGATCGAGGGCAACACCGCTGTCGGCAACGACAGCGACGGCGGCCAGGTCATGCGCCGCGAGCGCAGCGTTCGGCAGGTAGAGGTCTTTGCTCGCGTGACCCAGTGAAAATGCTGCTCGCGGCTGTCAGTCTCTACGAAGCCCTGCTCGCCGCGGTCGCGCTCTCAACCGTCCTGATTGCCGTCACCGGCTGGCGCGACCGCATGCGTCGCAACCTCAAGGAAGAACGCGACGAGTACCAGAACGACAATGAGCGCCTCCGAAGAGAGCTCGAGCGCGTGCGCCTCGAGATGCACTCGCTCCACAACCGCACCGACCTAACCAGAGTCATCGACCTCGTCGCCGAGAACGGCTCCCGGGTCGTCGATGCCCTAGAGAAGCACGAACAGCGAGCCGCCGCGCGCGCAGATCGCCAGATCAGAGTGCTCGAGAAGCTCGCGCTGGCCTGGGACATCAAGCTCCGCAACGGTGACGTCAGTCACTAGACGGCGCCGACTGGCAAGGCAGTGAGCAAGCCCAAGACACCAGCGATCACGCCCGCCACCTGGGGTTCCATCGCCTTCGGAATCGCCGGCGTCGTCTCCCAGTTCATCCCCCTGACCGACGAGGCCAAGGAGGGTGTCCGGGAGGTCGTCATCACAATCGCGACGCTACTCGCCGCACACGATCTAGGGGTCCGCGCAGCCCGGTCGAAATGGCTCGGCGAACTTCTGTTCCGAGACCACGATGACGACCCCAAGACGCCACCGGTCGCGACCAGCCGGCTCTACGCCCTCATGGGCGGGCTGTTCGGATGGGCGGTCGGCGCCACCGTCGCGCTGATCGTCGTGCTCGTCTTCTAAGGAGGTACCCCTGCCGAAGCCCAGTGCAGCCCTGATCGGAGCGCTCGCCGCGATCGCGTCTGTCCTGATCGTCGCCGTGACTTACCTCGTCTCGGTCGACAAAGGCGACACGTCCGCTGCGACCGCGTTTCAGACGACGCTCGCGGGCATCGTCACCGCGATGATCGCGCTCATCGCTGTCCGCAACGGCAACGGCGGCAGCGGGTCGCAGTGAAGCGCGTCAGCGCGGACCAGAGTGGTCCCCAGGGACCACCCGTGCTCCCCGACGGATGGTGGCGTGATGCGGAGCACCTGCGCGCGGAGGTCGAGAAACACGGCTCCTGCCAGAAGGCGGCGATCGCACACGGTCTCGATCCATCCACTCTGACGAAGTGGTGGCGCAAGCTCGAGCTTCCCCCGCTTCGCGAAGACAAGCTCGACGAGCGCGACATCCTCGATCCAGCCCGGCTGCGCGAGCAGCAGCAGAAGGCCGAACTCGCCCACCTGCGGCGCGAGGTCGAACGCCTGCACACCGAGCTCGCCGCTCGTGAGGCGGTCATCGAGCGCATCATCGAAGCCGGCCGAGTCCCCGTTGACGTGCCCAAGTACACGGTCGCGCGAGCGAACCAGACGAAGCACAAGCGTTCCGCGATCGCCCCGATCTTTGACATCCAGTACGGCCAGCTCGTCGCTCCAAGTGACACCCCTCTCAACGTCGGGGACTTCAATACCGCGGTCTTCGACCAGCGGCTCTCTCGCTGGCTCGAGGCGGTCACCGGCTCGATCAGAGACTACGCAGCCAGTCACACCATCGACGAGTTTGTGCTGCCACTCGGGGGGGACCTGGTCGAGGGCTCCGACATCTTCGCCGGCCAGCCCTGGCAGCTCGAGCTCGACCCGGCCCGCCAGGTCGTCGAGTTGAAGGAGAAGCTCGCCGGCGCCATCTCCACCCTGATCGGATTCCTGAAGGAGGAGATCGGCACCCGTCGCATCATGATCGTCGCTGTCCCCGGCAACCACGGGAAGGTCGGCGGCAAGCGCTCTGGCGCAACTCCCAGCACGATGAGCTGGGACTGGCTCTGCACCGAGTGGCTGAAGGACAGGCTCCGCGAGGAGCCGATCGACGTATGGGGCATCGAGCCCGGCGGCGCGCTCTTGTTCGAGACCGCGAAGCGCCTATTCCTGCTCATCCACGGTGACGAGATCAAGGGCTGGGGCGGCCTGCCGTTCTACGGCATGACCCGCTATGACGGCCGCGCAATGCGCCTCACCGGCGAGGTCTACGACTACTGTCTGATGGGCCACCACCACCAGCCGGCCTCGATCCCAAACGGCTCCGGGGGCGAGTTCATCGTCTCCGGCGACTGGGTGGGAGCCAACAACCTCGCCCGCAATCTCGGCGCCGCGTCAACTCCTCAGCAGCGGCTCCTGTTCGTCTCGGCGAAGTACGGAATCACTGAGAACCTGCCCATCTACCTCGCCCCACCGAAGCGCGAGCGACCCCGCATCTACACCGCTAGCACGGCGGCCTAATCGCGCACCCCAACCTGCGCGGGGACCTACCGATTGCCGCGCGACGCAGGTATCTTTTCGGCTTATAAAGGGGGCTGCCCAACATGGGCGGGGCAACGAAAACCTGTGGCGAGGGAAAGGAGTTGGGAGGGTTGCACCAGCAGGGGAGCGTTCTCAATGAGGTCGGCGCAGCGAGCGGAGAGTCAGCCGATTACTTCTGGGACCGCCTCGAGGAGGCGGCGCTCTCCGTCGAAGATCGCCTCAGCTCAATCGAATCATCGCTCGTGAGTTGCTCGGCGAGAATCAGCGATCTTCTGGATTCGATAGACGCTCGAGCACGTCATTGAGTCTCGCCTCGACTTCCTGGAGGTGCGAGAGCATGACCTTCTCGAGGTCGAGCGATCGTGCCTCCAGAGCGTGCATGCGGTCCTCAAGTCGCCGCCGGTACTCCTCGCTCGGGGCGTTCTGATCCCCTTCCCATCTGATGACCTGCCGCCGCGTGGCACCGACGCGCTCGGCGAGCTCCTCCTGAGATAGCCCGGCCCGACGTCGGGCATCGCGGATCACGCGACCAGGCGTGAACCGCTGAGACGAAGGCTCAGGCATGGAGTCCGATTCTGCATCAAGCTCGTGCGGATCGCTAGTGACATCTGCTGGTGTCACTTCTCCTCTCCTCTCTCACGCACGCTTTCCGGGGGATCGCCTGGTGACAGTGCGCTTGGCGAATCATGTCACGTGCGCTAGATTGCCACTTAGAGCGTCACTTTACACCACCTGGGGGTAAAACAAACATGCCACTGTGGATAACCCTCGCGCTCGGCATCGGGACCTCGCTGCTCCTGCTCCTGGTCTTCGTGCTCGGGCTGTGCAGGGCCGCCGCTGACGCAGATCGCATCGCGCGGCGTCTGTACGAGCTGGAGAGCGAGCGCCTCGACAAGAGGCACGCAGCTTGAAGGCTGCGGTCCTTGTCGCGAGCGCCGCACTTGCGCTCCTGAACGTCGGCTCAAAGCAGACGCTCGCGCAGACCCTCCAGGCAGAGATCAACCGCGTCCGCGCCGAGCACGGGCTCCCAGCGCTGAGCTCGAGCCGCAAGCTCCGACAGATCGCCAAGGCCAAGGCGCACGCGATCCTTCGTGCCGAACGCTTCGCGCACGACGTCGGGCCGATCGCGCAGGGCGAGAACCTCGCCTGGAGCAACTACCTGACGCCGCAGCAGATCGTCGACCGTTGGCTCAACTCCCCTGGACATCGGCGCAACCTGCTCGGCGAGTGGAGACACATCGGGCTCTGGGTGACCAGGCCCCGCTCGCTGTTCGGCCACGAGTGCGTTCGCGTCTACGTGATGGAGGTGAGTCGATGACCATCGTTGCGCCGACGATCTCGCCGCAGCAGCGGTTCTGGAGCGTTACCACGATCCTCAAGGAAGGGCTCCCCAAGGACGCCCTCACCGCCTGGGCCGCGCGAGTCACCGCGGAGGCAGCACTCGAGCGACGCAACGTCTGGGAACAGATGGAGCCCGACGAGGCGGTCAAGTGGCTCGCCCAGCAGCGATTCAGGAAGACGAAGGAAGCCCAGATACGGGGCAGCGCGCTCCACCGCATCGCCGAGGCGTGGAACCTCGGGCAGGTGGTCGAGGTGCCCGAGGCGACGAAGCCCTACGCCGAGCAGTATGCGCGCTTTCTCGAGGATCACGCGCCCGAGTTCCTGATGGCCGAGGCGCCGGTCTACAACCTCACCTGGTCCTACGCCGGCACGCTCGACGGGGTCGTTCGGCTCGACGGGCTGCGTTGCGTCCTCGACATCAAGACCACGGACAAGCTCCCAGATCACGACGGCGCCCGACCGCCCTGGCCCGACGTCGCGCTCCAGCTCGTCGCCTACCGACGCGCCGAATGGGTAGGCGTCATGCCCGAGCGTTTCTCCGACAAGAGCCGGCGCTACTACGTCTGGGTCGAAGGCGACCGCCACGAGCCAATGCCCGAGACGGAGGGCGCGCTCGCTCTGATGATCTCTCCCGCCGACTACCGGCTCGTCCCGGTCGTCACCGACGAGACGGTCTGGCGCTCGTTTCTCGCCGTGCGCGAGGTCGCTCGCTGGACTTCGACGACCTCAAAGCAGGTTCTTCGCCCTGACATCACCGAGCCCACGAGGAAGGCCGCATGAGCATGCCCGATTACGAGAGCCATCAGACCGTCACTGGTCCCGGCCGAGTCGCGCTACACGACCAGATCAAGGCCGACGCGATGAAGACGCTCAAGGCGTGCGACGGGAGCTTCGTCCTGATCGCACAGAACCCCGAGGACCCGACGCAGGCCCGCCTCTGTCAGGTCATCAGCATCGACAACGCCGAGGAGCTACTCGAAGTCTGCGAGTGCTTCATCACGGTGCTCCACACCGTCCTGCGCGAGTTCATCCGCCACGGCTGCATGGCGTTGGCAGCCCTCGAGGAGGAAGACGAATGATCCAGTACGCCGTCTATCGCACCATCACCGGCAGCCGAGAGCTCGAGGACCTATTCCTCGTCGGCTCATTCGAGGCCAAGGACCCCGATGAAGCAGCCCGCCTCGCTGCCTCCCTGCTTGCAACGGAGCTCGACGATCCAGGTCAGATGCCAGCGACAGTCTTCATCCCGATCCCGCTCTCGTCGCTCAACCCGACTCGAGTCACCCCCAAGGTGGCCGTGGAGTATCACACCGAGCGCCTGCGCTTCACCCAGGGACGGCTCGCGAACGGGCTCGAGAGCGCCGAGGGGGAGGAAGCCGCGTGAGCCCGATCATCGACATTCAGCGCCAGCTCGTCGAGGTCGGCCGCATCCGCATGGGCACGACCAAGCCGCACACGACGAGGTCCGGCAAGAACATCACGATCCCCGTCCGCCTTGACACGTGGCGACTCACCTCGCGCGACCAGAAGAAGATCGAGGCTGCCGCTACGGTCTTCGGTGGCGAGCCGAAGCCCTGGCGCGATGGCGAGTGGGAGGTCATCACGGCCACCGACCAGCTCCCGATCGTGCTCATGCCCGGACAGAACCTCTCGCAGTGGTACGAGCTTTGGGGGCAGACCGCCCGTGGCAAGGCCGTCGAGTGCCTGCGCCGCTGCGACGGGAAGTGGGACGTGAAGAACGATCGCGCCTGCTCTTGTCCCCAGGACCACGACGAGCGACGCGAGAAGGCCAAGGAAGGCGAAGCATGCGACATGTTCACCCGCCTCTCCGTGATCCTGCCGGACGTTCCCGGGATGGGCGTCTGGCGTCTCGAGACGCAGTCCTACTACGCCGCGATCGAGCTTGCTGGCGCAGCCTCGCTCCTCGAGCTTGTCACGGCGCGCGGCGCGCTCATGCAGGCACGGCTTCGCATCGACCATCGCAGCGCGTGGCGCAACGGCGAGAAGACGAACTTCCCCGTACCGGTCATCGACATCGACGCAGGCTTCGGCGACATCCTGGCCCTAGGCCAGGGCGCAGCCCCCGGCGGGCTCCCGGCAGGGCCGAGTACGTCGGGCTACGTGCCCGTCCCCGAGGGGAGTGGAGTCGGAGTGGCCGAGGGTCTATCCCAGGCTCAGAGCGTCGAACAGGTCGGTCGCCGCGGTCGCACCCCTGACATCGGAGCCAGTGGCTTCGAGCCCGATCCGACTCCGATAGAGCCGGACGACGCGGCACCGGAGGCGACATCGGCGACTCCCGAGGGCAGTCCCGAGCCCTCCGGTGCCGGCGGCTCTGATGAGCCCCTTGCCGCCCCAGGACAGGTGCGCATGATTCGAGCTCGAGCCGAGGCGGCGGGTCTTGATGAGGACTCGCTCACGGCTGTTCTCCAGTCCCATGCCAGCGTCGAGGTCGTCGAGCACGTGCCCAAGGCGAAGGTCAACGCAGTACTCAAGGCGATCGCTGAGGCCGGCTCGTGAAGCGGCGCAAGCGCGATCACGTCTCAGCCGTCGTCGAGGCCGCCAAGAAGCGCGGGCTCGACCTGACGCAGTTTCGCGACCGCATGGAATGGGAGCGCTCTTGCCGTCAGGCTCGAGCTCGCGAGAAGGTGAAGCGCGAGCAGCGTCGACACCAGCGCGAGCATCAGGGACTACGGGAGGCTGCATGAGCGGGCAGGACGAGCTGCTCACTACGCGAGAGGTCGCTGACCTCCTCGGAATGTCGATGTCTTGGGTGCTCAAGCACTGGCAGGCCGGCAACCTCCCGGGCTACAAGCTCGGCGCCGGCGCCAGCTCGCCCATCCGCTTCAAGCGATCCGAGATCGAGGCATGGCTCGACGAGCACCGCCAGGGACCGCAGACCAGCAAGTCGACGACGCCTCTGCGCGCCGTCTGAGAGGAGGCAACGTGAACTGCAACAGGGTCGTCATCAGCGGCAACCTGACCAGGGACCCGGAGATCAAGTACACCCCGAGCGGCGACATGGCGATCGCCGAGCTCTCCATCGCCGTCAACGGTCGCGAGAAGAACCGTGACACCGGCGAGTGGGAGGACCGCCCCGACTTCTTCGACGTCACCGTCTTCGGGCGGCGCGCCGAGAACTGCGCCGAATATCTCAGCAAGGGCCGCGGCGTGATCGTAGATGGACGGCTGCGACAGGATCGCTGGCAGACGCAGAGTGGCGATAATCGCTCGAAGGTGCGCATCGTCGCCGATCAGGTCCACTTCCTTCCCGCACGCAACGGCGACGGGCAGCAGCAGCAGGCACAGCAGCAGCCTACTCCCGCAACTGAGACGACAATGGCCCCCGACGTCGGCGCTCAGCCGAGCTTCGATCAGGTCTTCGGCACGAAGCCGCCCGAAGACGACGACATCCCCTTCTAAGGATGCAGCGAGGGTCGAGAGGTCGAAGCCGTGAGGCGCTTCTCAGTCTGGGAGCTCCGCGACTGGAACGCGGTCGTGGATGGCACCGATTGGCGCCCTCGCGGCAGATGGGCAGTCATCGAGCACACCGACAGGGGGCCCCGCGTTCGCGGCATCTACGCAACCCAGCGCGGTGCCACCAAGTTCGTCGAGAGGAATGAGGACCGTGCCTGACCAGGACGGGATCGAGGGCCCCTACCGCGATGGGCGGGCCGGCTGTGCCTACTGCGGCGCCGCCGGCCTATATGCCGGTCAGATCGAGCGCCATCGGCGCCTCTGCGGCCCGAAGTGGCGCGAGCTCTACCCGATCAAGCGGCCGAAGTCGGATGAGCTCCAGAAGATCGAGGCCGCACTGGAGGTCGCATGACGAGGTCAGAGCAGTACCGCGAGCGGTCCCGGCAGGCAGCAGAGCCCCGGCTCAAGGCGCTCTGGGCGATCGCTTCCGAGCTCGCCCGCAGGAACGAGATCGACGAGCGACCGGAGCCCGTCATGACTCTCGAGCCGACCTGGGATGACCCCGGAAAGGAGTACGAGCAGTGCGCGCCGCCGATCCTCGCGATAGCCGCCGTCGTCCTTCTGTTGGGTGCAGCCGCCGCCTGCGTCACCTGGGCGGTGCTCGGATGACTCCCTACGAGCGCGGTTACCAGGCCGGCACATGCGGCGAATCACGTGGCGCGTGCCGCGAGCGCGGTCCCTTCGCGCGCGAGGAATGGAAGCGAGGCTACGAGGACGCGAAGGAGCTTCTCGCTCAGAACCTCACTCTCGACGACGAGATCAAGCTCCTGCACGAGCGCAAGCGCCATGCGGCAGCGTAGACGCAACCCGAATGTGGGACTTTGCCCGCGATGCAACCGCGTTCGCAAGCTGAGGCGGCTTGCTGACGACTTCCGCGCCTGCGCGGACTGCTCGCGCGGCGAGCCCGACATCTACGAGCTGGCGCGCGGGGGGCGCGGCTGGGTCCGCGAGGCCCTGCGCGAGCGCGCCAAGAAGGAGGGATCGTGAGCAAGGTCGAGGCAACCTGCTATCTCCAGGTCGAGCCCGAGTTCAACTACAACGGCTCGAAGGTCTGGGGCGCTCGCGTCGTGCGCATGACGCAGCGCAAGCCGGAGTCGCCGCTCGGCGGCACGGTGCTGGTCGGCATCACTCTCTGCATCCCCGAGGAGGCGTTCCTGCCGCTTCGGCCGGAGGCCGTCATCGACGTCCCGCTCTCGCACACCGCGGTCGAAGTCGTGTCCAGTCCCATCTCCGAGGGGGCGTGCTGATGCCTCTACTCACTCGAGTCTCCCCCGCTCAGGTCGCCGCTGTCATCGACGGCGGCATGCAGACGCCAAACGGCGAGGTGCCCGTCAAGGTCCTGCACGTTACCGAGCCGGTAAGCGGACACATCTTCGAGCTGGTCTTCACGCACGACCAGTGGGAGGTGCTGCATCGCGCGACGAGCCCGGTGCGGGTCGCCCGCGGTATCCCCGACCAGGACGTCAACCCGGAGGCAGTCGGGCAGAGCCTCCTCGACAAGGCGATGGGACGATGAGCGACCGCTGCCCGCATGGACACAACTGGCCGACCCCTTGGGACGCGCTCCGTCCGCCTCGCGTCTACCTAGCGGGGCCGATGCGCGGCATCCCCGAGTTCAACTTCCCGGCGTTCGAGGAGGCCGCAGCGACGCTCCGTTACGACGGCTTCGAGGTATGGAGCCCGGCCGAGCGCGACATCGAGATTCTCGGCTCGCGCGAGCGTGCAGTCGACACCGAGAACCCTGGCCGCACCTTCAAGGACTGCATGGCAGACGACCTGCCGGTCGTCTGCAACTCCGACTTCATCGTGGTGCTCCCGGGCTGGGAGAAGTCGCAGGGGGCACAGCTCGAGGTCCACGTCGCGCGCACACTCAGCATCCCCGTCCTCGCCTACCCAGACCTGACGATCATCCCCACCGACAGCGAGGGCGAGCCCATTGGTACTCAGAGTGAATCCTCGTCGGTTGAACGCCTATGGGTGCCCGACGTCGAGGGCCGTGAGCCGATCAAGGTGCCCACTGCTTTTGTCGGCGACGAGATTCGCGCAACCGCCTCGACGGGCGGCCAGAAGGGGCAGAAGCTCGAGCGCGGCGACCTGATTCCGGCCGAGTTCCGGCAGGCGCTCGGCCGCCACTATGGGATCGGCGCACGCAAGTACGAGGACCACAACTGGGCTCGGGGCTATCCGTGGTCGTGGTCGCTCGCCGCCCTGCACCGCCACCTGGCTGCCTGGGAGGTCGGCGAGGAGACCTCGATCGAGCGCTTCGTCGACCGAGAGACCGGCGAGGAGCTCGAGTTCGAGATCAACCACATCATCGCTGTCGCCTGGCACGCCGCCGCCCTCTACTGGTTTTCGCTTCACCGGCGCGAGCACGACGACCGACTGCGCCCGCAGGAGGTGGCCGCATGAGCGCGACCACTCTCGCCTGCGACGTCTGTGGCGGCAACAGCGGTGGTAGCTACGTCGGCGTCGCATGCGTCCCTGGGGTCGCGATGTCCGCCGCCTGGTGCGACAACTGTCTATTCCACTACGCGGTGCCGCCGGCTGTTGCATCGCACTGGATCGAGGACATCGGACTCGACCATCTTGCCGAGTGGGCGGCCGAGTCGAAGGTCTGGCACGACGGGAGCTACATCACCGTGCGCGAGTATGCGGAGGTTCGGCCGTGACTGGCGTGCGCGTACACGTCGAGATCGACCCTCCGACGCTCGCCCGGCACGTCTGGCTTTTCTCGCGTGACAGCGCCGGAACGATCGTCTACCGCTACCGACTCGAAGACGGCGTTCTCGTGCGCGCCTGGGACGAAAGCGAGAGGGTCGACGAGGCAGCGCCAACGCGCACGCCGCCCTCCCTTGTGGTCCCTGCCGATCTCTGGGAGCTGCTCGAGTCAGTCATCGCGCCCGACGAACCGACCGACCAGGACGCGCTAGGTGACACCAGGCGCGTGCGCGATCGTCTGCTCACGCTCGTCGAGACGCTCGCAGGAGGACAGCGATGACCGGCAGCCCTGGGGCACGTCTGCTCGCGAAGCGCGGGATCGTGAACTGGAGCGCTGCCGCAGACATCGACGAGCTGCTCAGGGCGCCGAAGGTCGTTTACGTCCTCGAGGGCTGGCTCGGCGATGTCGAGTGGCGTGAGGGCATCTACGCCGACCGGGAGCACGCCGAGCAGCGCTGCACCGAGCTCAACGCCGCCCGCGACAGCGACAACGTGCCGCACCCGTGGATCAAGGGCCTCGCCAAGTTCGCTGTTGAGCCGGTGGAGGTCATCGCATGATCCGCCCCCAGATCAGCGTCACGCAGCACGCGATCGACCAGGCTCTCAACCGCTTCCCGAATATCCGCATGGAGCGGCAGAGCCTCATCCGAATGATCTGCCACGAGGTCGGTCGAGCCTGGGAGGAAGGCCGCAGGGCGAAGACTCAGCCGCGCTGGCTCTGTTCCGATCGGAGGAAGGCTCAGGCCGGCGCCCGCTACGTCTGGACGGAGGATCACAAGCGGGCCTACGTCGTGCGTCCCGCGCGCAATGGCGAGCGTCTCGTGGTCATCACCACGCTGCGCCCGCCCAACCTCGGTCGAGAGGAGATCGCCGCATGAGCAGGGACAGCGACCACCTCGTCACCATCTACCGGCACCTCGCGGCGTTGTGCAGGTCGATGGGCGACCTGAGCCAGATCGCCTTCCGCCTCCAGGAGGCCGACCAGCATCGCCGCGAACTCGTCGAGCTGTTGAAGCAGTCGCACGCCTCACCCGAGCTTTGGGATGCGATCGAGAAGCGCGCGAGGGCCGCGCTCCAGATCGCCGCCCTCGAGGAACGGATCGAGGCGTTGCGCCAGGAGTGCGAGGAGTGGGAGGTCAAGTACCACGATCTCCTCGAGGAGCTCGAGACCGAGAAGGAGGCCCGCCGTGGAGAGGCCGCTGCCTGACCAGCTCGAACGCAAGGCGCGACAGCTCGACCATCACGGCTATCGAGACACCGCCGAGCTTCTGCGGCGAGCAGCAGACGAACTTCGCAAGCGCGATCTAGCCGACCAGCAGGAGGAACGATGAGCGGCTACGCACCACCCGTCAGCGTCGAAGTACCGAAGGGCCCCTGGGGCCTAAGTATCGACGTCTCGACGCTCCAGACCGATCGCCGCGACATGCGCGATCCCGAGCAGCTTGGCGAACGACTGATGGCCTTGCGCGCGCGCGAGAAGACGGGTTGGGCGAAGCCGCTCAGTCAGGTCTACGACGAGAACGCGGCCGAGCTGTCTCATCCCGGGATGCCGAGGTCGGCATGAACCTCGTTGTCGCCTGCCTGATCCGCTCGCTGCCTTACATCGGGCTCATGTACTTCCTCGTGTACGTCCTCGACGTCGGCCGGTGGCGGTCCGTGGCGATCGGCTGCACGATGATCTTCGCGGTCGGCATCTTCGATGCGATCGGCAACTCGATCGAGGAGCCATGCCGGAATCGCTGATGGAGCCCGAGTTCGAGAAGCTCGCCGATCGCGTCTGCGCGCTCGACTATGCCTTCGAGCTATACGCCGCGCTCTGCAACGTGCCGTGGAAGCACCTAGAGACCGGCGACACCTTCTCCTGCACGTGGCGAACGGCTGGCGCGATCGTGGCAGACATCCGCGACCGCGGCGAGTGCTACCTCGACTTCTACTGCGGTGGCAACGAGGGCGAGGTCACTCCGCGCATCCGCAAGGACATGGAGCGCCTCGGCTGGCGGCCCATGTTCGGCGAGGAGGCCGCCGACTACTACGGGCTGCCCAGCCTATGAACCCGTCGACGGTCAGCTACGCGCTGCGCGCGAGCGAGCGGCTCATCCTCATGGACGACGAGGACGAGGTCCTCGTCATCCGTGGGCCGGCCGAAGTGGAGCTGCGCGTCCGCGATCATGAACAGCGGCGAGCGCACCTATCACTCGTCGTCGACGAGGAGCCCGCATGAACCCCTATGCGATCCGCTTCACCGTCGTCGGCGAGCCGGCGCCTGCCGGATCGAAGGCTCACGGGCGACGCAAGGACGGGACGATCTTCACCTACGACATGGGCGAGCGACGCAAGACGAAGCCCAGGACGTCTCACTGGAAGAAGCTCGTCAGGACCGCGGCCATCACCGCCATGATCGGTCGCGACCCGCTCGAGGGACCACTCCACCTCGTCCTCAAGTTCTGGCTACCCCGGCCCCAGTCTGTCAGCGAGAAGAAGCGCCCCTACCCGACGGTCGCCCCTGACCTGACGAAGCTCGTTCGCTCGACGGAGGACGCCATGAAGGGCGTCGTCTGGCGGGACGACTCGCAGGTCATCAGACAGCACGCGATCAAGGTCTACGGCGACCCGCCGGCTGCCGAGATCGTCGTCCACCCCATCGACACGTAGGAGGTCGTCGACCTCGTGACGTTCACGAACGCGCAGCGCGCGAAGGCTCAGGCGCTCTACATGCAGGGCGGCACCTGGCTCAACATCAAGATCGGCTCACTGAGGCCGGAGAGCCCCAGCGGCTACCTGTCCGCCCTCCTGCACGGTGGGGCCGCGGTCCTGGTTCATCGTGACCAGGTCGCCGGGGCGGCGGTGATCGCCCGGTGAGCTCCCCCTCTTTCCTTGTCTCCGCGCTTGCCTACGCGGAGGGCGGCTGGGCCGTATTCCCGATCGAACCGAGGGGCAAGCGTCCCCTGACCCGCCACGGGTGCAGAGACGCCTCGCGCGATCACGAGCAGATCGGGCGCTGGTGGGAGATGAGGCCGGATGCGAACGTCGGGATCGCCACCGGCGACGCAAGCGGCCTGCTCGTCGTCGACCTCGACGGACCCGAAGGGCTCGAGTCCTGGAAGCGTCTCGCCGTTCAGCACGCCTGGCCGAACGACCTCGTCGCTCGCACCGGCAGCGGCGGCTGGCACGTCTTCTATCGCTGTCCCGAGGGGGCGAAGAACAGTGCCAAGAAGCTCGGGCCCGGGCTAGACACCCGTGGCGACGGGGGCTACGTCGTCGCGCCGCCCAGCATCCACCCGTCCGGCAACCGTTACGAGTGGGTGCGCATGGTGCGGCTGCACGATGCGCCGGCCAGGCTCCTCGAGCTCCTCCACCGGGAGGCCGAGCCCGAGCAGAGCAGAGTCGCCATCCGTCCCACCGAGATCGTCGCCCCCGGCAGCCTGACTCCATACGGGAAGGCCGCCCTGGAACATATGCGCGAGCGCATCCTGGCCGCACCCGAGGGCACTCGCAACGACCAGCTCAACGAGGAAGCCTACGGCGCCGGCCGGCTCAGCGCTGGTGGGCACCTGTCGCATAGCGAAGCGGCCGACTACCTCATTTCCGCGGCGCTCGATGCCGGACTGACCGCGCGCGAGAGCAGAGCGACGTTCCTGTCCGGCTTTCGCGCAGGTCTTGGCGACGGCCCAGTCGGGCCTGATCCGCGTGGCACGGCGAGCGCCGTCCCCGACGCCGGGCGACCTCCCGCCGTGGAGTGGAGAGGTCGATGACACCGACGATCGCCTCCTCACAGAACATCATCCCCAACGCCGGCGCGATTCGCTCCTGGGTCGAGCTCTACGGCCCCATGTCGGAGGCCCACGAGAACGCGCATCTCGGCGCCGCGATCGCGCTTATCAGTGCGGCGATCGGCTGGAAGGCGCACATCAAGTGGGGCGAGAACTCCGAGCCCTGCACAGTGAACGTCATCATCGAGGGCGGCTCAGCGGTCGCCCGGAAGACCACCGTCGCCGCTAGCGCCTACGAGATCGCGCGCGAGGCGATGAAGGGCAAGGAGGACCCGCAGCTTCGCGTTCGCTCGATGTCGCACACGTCGAACCGCGGGCTGCTCGAGCTCGTCGCGCCCCAGGACAAGGACGAGGCCGAAACATGGGAGCAGTTCCCTCCTCCGGGGACGCTCATCTACTGGGACGAGTTCGGCGGCGTTCTGGGCGACCCCGGCGACCTCAAGGGCGGCAACTCGTGGCTCGGACAGCTTCGGGCGACCCTAATGCAGGTCACGAACGGTCGACACGGCGGCCTCCAGACCGGCGGCGTGAAGATGCCCGGTGCCCGCTGCGCCGTCTCGATCCTCGCCACGATGACCCGCGAGGAGCTCGAGAAGCGCGTTAGCGTCGGGCTGCTCCGCGACGGGTTCATGGGCCGCTTCGTGCTCATCCCTTACCCGGGCCGAGCTCGGCTGCTCCCGATCCCGCCAAAGCAGACACTGCTCGCCATGCGCCAGCGCGAGGAACTCATCGAGTGGATCGAGTCCCTCGTCGGGCAGACCGCCTCGCTCGGCAACGTCTTCGATCGCTTGACCGACGATGCGGCCGATCTGCGCGCAACCTGGTACGAGGACTGGGTCACGCGGCTCGAGAAGGCCGTGCTCGAAGACCCGAGCGAGATCAACCGTGGCCTCCTCGAGGCGTTCAGCAGACTCCAGACCACTGCGCTCAAGGTGGCGACGGTCATGGCGGTCAGTGAGTGGGCGCCGCCGACTCCCTTCAACAGCATCCAGGTCGAGGAACACCATGTCGAGTACGGGCACTTGCTCGCCGAGCACGCGCTCCAGGAGGTCGCCGACCTCGCCCAGAACGCCGGGGTTCACGAACACGACGTCTACGCGCGCAAGGTGATCGAGTTTCTTCAGCGACGCGGGCCGACGATGCGCAACGACCTGCTTCGCGGCATCCGCTCCTCCCTGCCCAGACAGAAGCGCTGGGAGATCATCAAGGGCCTCTGGCCCGATGAAGTCGAGATCGAAGTCGTGCGTAGCGGTGGTCGACCCGGGAACCTCATCCGTCTGCCGGGGCAGGGTGGGCAGGGCGCCCAGGGGGGGGCGTGACCTTTCGGAGACACTTTCGGAGACATTCGCGTCTCCGAATGCTTCCGAAAGTGTCAACCGACTTGACACTTTCAGCGACAGCGGAGACGCTTTCAGAAACGCTGGTTGTCTCCGAAAGTTTCGGCTCAACCATGCGGGATTGGGGCATAAAGATGACTTTCGGAGACAAAGGAGACGGGGTGTCTGTGTGTCCCCCTCTCTACGTGTCCCAATACGTAACGAAATACACAATCTAGGGTCACACACGGGGGGAGAGGGTCTGACGTGTCTACGAAAGTCCGAAAGGAGACCGCGCGGTCCCGTGACGTGACATGGGGTGACGTCACTGCGACCTACCGCTTGCACGAGTTCGAGCTCGTCAGACGCATGCGAGCGGAGGGCTGCCCCGAGAGCGAACTGGCTATCATCCACCTGTTCAAGGGTCTGTTTGATGCGATCGTCTACGACGAGGAAGACTGGAAGCCGATCGCTCGACGGGATCGCCGAAGGTGACTAGGCGAATGTCACTTGGTGTGCTACCCTCGGAGGCAGTGAAGCTCGAGCTCCATGACGTCGAAGACGTCAACGCACTTGCCCGCCAGGCGCTTGAGACCCGTCTCAAGCAGTGGTCGGCTCACCTGAACGAGCACCAGAGAGAGGATGCCCATGCCTATCTCGTCGGTGTCGCCTACCACCTCGCCTATGGCAGCGTCCGCTGCATTTCTCGGCTGCGTTGCCCGGAGTGCGGTGCCGTCTACGCGCCGAAGACCGGACTCATCACCTGCGAGACATGCGACCACGAGCTCGTTCGTAAGACCGGCTGCGGCAAGAACTACCCGCACACACACCAGGCGTCGACCTGCGATGAGTGCGGCAACGACCTCGAGCGCGTCCCTGGCTACGACCCGAGCAAGGGGCTCTCGTTCTCGACCTACGCCTACCGGATGATGCGCCTGCGCCTGGCTGACTGGTACAGAGAGCAGTTCGGAGACAGCCGACATGGCATTCTCACCTGCCTCGACTGCGGGGCCGTCTTCCCGAACGAGAGCGAGGCGGACCTTCCCCACTGCCGCATCTGCAAGTCCGCGGCGATCGGGCGGCGACGCCCACAGGTTGTCCCCGCCGAGGAGCTCGAGCGCACGCCAGACGAGTTCGACATGGCCGAGCAGATCGGCTCGCTCGTGAACGTCACCCGACTCGACACCGACCAGCGCTTCTACCTGCGACGCATCGCCATGCCCATCGCGTTCGAGGGCAAGACGATCGAGGAGGTAGCCAGCGACCTTCACTGGTCGAAACGCAGGGTCAGCCGGGCCCTGCGCGACCTCCGATCAGCGCTCGCAGCGTAACCGCCCAGGAGACAGCGTGACAGTCCCAGCGACGATCCCCCAGAACTACCTCACCCCCGTCGGGCTCAACGTCGACGAAGACAGCATCACCTACGAACAGTGGGTAGACATCGGGAAGCGGATCGCCCGCAGTGGCAACGCGGTCCAGTGGGCGATCGGCGATTGGGCTGTCATCAAGGACCACCGCTTCTCTCACATCGAGGGCATCGACGAGGTCGTCGCCAGCCTCGGCATCGACAAGGAGACGCTTCGCAACTACCACAAGGTCTGCAAGCGAATCCCGAAGGACCGGCGCAGGGCCACCCTCAGCTTCAGCCACCACAAGGCTGTCGCCTTCCTCGACTATGAGGACCAGGAACGACTGCTCGACATGGCCGAGGAGGAGGGCCTCAACAAGATCGAGCTCGAGAGGGCTGTCGCAGAGGAGAAGACTGCCCTACCCCCTGCCCCTGGTCCCCAGGGACCAGGCGCGAGCTCCAACGACATCGTGCGCCTGCGTCAGGTCGAGCTGCGTGCAGCCGAGGAGCACTACCTCCTCTGGCAGCAGGCGGCCGAGGAGGTAGGTGTCGAGGTCGAGCAATGGGCCGTCCAGGTGCTCAACGAAGCAGCCGAGGTCGTGGCCGAGCAGCAGCTCGAACTCATCGGTGAGGAGGACGAGGAGTGAGCCTGTCCAGGCCCAGCAACGTCAGCAGCACTGTCGCACGCATCGGCATCGCGGCGATCGTCCTCGTTGCTCTCGCTCTTGTCTTCATGGCCTTCCTTGCGGCCGTAGACGTAGGGCCCTTCGCCGATGGCTGCAAGGTCATCGCTCAGAACCAGACCACGATCGTCCTCAACTGCTGATGCCTACTCGTTGGCACTGGAACGCCGCTATCGTCTCGGCACTGCTCGGCGCCTGCGTCGGAGCGATCACCTACTTCGCCTTCAGGTCCCCGCCCTGGGGCGCCCTGATCGCCTACCTCGTGGTCAGGCACTCGCTCCTCGTTCGCTTTCGAGCGGACGCGGTCATCGACCTGCTCGGGCAGAAGCGCTGATGCCCAAGACCTTCTGCATCGACTGTGGAGCCCTGATCGACAAGGGCAAGCGCAGGTGCTCTGAACACGAGCGAGCGTTCAGCAGGGAGCAGGCTGAGCGATTGGACGGACGGTGGGTCTACTCCGATGCTCGCTGGCCGGAGGCGAGGCGAGCGGCCTTCGTGCGAGACGGGTGGCGTTGTCGAGTTGTCGAGCACGAGCTGCGCTGTGAGGTCCGCGGCGGAGACTCCAGCCTGGAGGCGCATCACCATCCGTGGACGGTGCGCGAGCTCCTCTCGATGGGAGAGGACCCGTTCGACCCGATGCACCTGGTCACTGTCTGCCAGCCTCACCACCGGCAGATCGAGCAGCGTCTCCGGCAGGCACGGGAGCGCTCGCGCCGCAAGCGGTGGCTGTCCCCGGCAGCAGGGGGGCGCGGGGAATCTGGGAGGACCCCATTCACACCGCCGCCCCTCTCCCGGCGCACGGTCGCGAAAGTCGCCCGGATTCTTCGGTGCATCCCGCCGGCGTCTCGGACAGTCGCGCTCAGCGAGCGTGGCTCTGTCTTACACCACATGGTTCGCCAGATGCTCAAGGAGCCGTTCGCCTGGGACACGTCGACCGTGCGCGCCGTTCTTTGGGGCTGCGACGACGAGTGGCCTTGGCCGAAGCCACCGGAGGCGGCGGCGTGACTGATCGCGAGCGCGCCATCGCTTACATCGAGGAGTGCCGCAGGATAGCGCTCAACCCAGTGCTGGTGATGCGAGGCGAGTCGTGAGCTACCGCCATCCGGTTTACCACGTCTCGGGCAGATCGCGCGACGTCACGCTCAGCGAGTACGCCACTGTTCACCGAGTCATCTTGGTCCCATTCGCTGCCGAGCTCGCCAAGGAGCTCGAGACAGGCATCGGACCAAAGACGTGGCGCATTCATCTTGAGCCCCACTCGAGCGGTCGGCCCGAGCTGCGCGAGCTCGTCTTCGAGGAGGTCCGCTGATGCGTCCCTTTGCCGACGCATGACCGTTCGCTTCTGGCACTTCTGGGCATCGCACGACGCAGGTTCATCCGGCGCGATCCTTGTCGGGTTCAAGGAGTACGCGCTGGCGATCGAGCTCCCCGGAGTCGTGTTAGAGTGGCGCCGACCACGCCTTAGCCGGTGGCGCTTCGACGACTATGAGGAGTGGCGGGAGCTCCGGCGGGCCGAGCGCGCATAGATGCTCCATCCGTGGATGCGCGCCCTGAGCGCCTATGCGCGCCGAAGTGCGTTGTCTTGCCGGAAAGCGCTTTCATGTGTTACGCTGAGAGGGAAGTCGGGCTAGGTCTACCGTGACAAGTCGGCCTCTCTCGCCCGAGCTTCAGGAATGCGAAAGGGCGGCTCCGGCCGCCCTTTCCGTTCGGTGGAGGGCTTCTTCCCTACTCGCGGATCGCGCGATCGAGTAGCTCCACGCAGGGATCGCAGATGCCGACGAGATCGCTGGCGAGTTCGCTCAGCGCTTCGTCGACGCGCTCGTCGCCGACCACATCCCGCTGGGCGTTCGCATCCTCGATGTACTGCCGAGTTGCCTCGGTCATCCCTTCGACCGTGGTCTCGTTGATGACGGGCAGCGGGTTGAGCTCGAGGTCGGCAAGTGCCTGGTCGACCTGTTCGCTGCCGCTGTTGCCACCGCCGCCGCATGCGCCGGCGACCAGCGCGATGGTGACAACACCGATGGTGAAGATGGCACGTGTTCTCATGGCGCGCGATAGTAGCGTGCCTCGAGGCCGAGGCCCAGTCAGGCGGCGACGATGTGCAGCAGGCGGGCGTTCCTGCCGATGTAGTGCGTCGCGCGTCGAGCGGCTCGCCAGATGTTCGGGGCCTGCACGTCGAAGATCGTGACGAGGGCCCTGTCGTCAGTCACGCCGACGCCGCTGAGCCCCTCGAGGATGCCGGCGGCCTCGAGCCCCTCGAGCTTCTCGAGCAGCTCGTCGCTCGCCTCCTCCGCGCCTGCGGCGGGCTCGGTTTCCAGCGTGACGTTGTAGAGGGGCATCGACATCGAGTTTATCTCCCTTCGCCCTTGCGGCCCAGCACGCCGAGCCTGCGCAGGAGCGCGATGTTGTTTTCGACCGATCGCCCTTTGCCCGGGGTGGCGGGCAGAGTGGCAACGCGCTTGCCTTGAGCATTGACCACTGCGATATGACCGCCCTTGCCCTTCGCGATGTCGTAGCCGTTCGCCCTCATCTCGTCGATGTAGGGCCGGAGCCAGCCGGGAACGCGGAGCGGGGCCATCAGAGACCCCGCTCGTAGTCGTCGATCAGGTCGAGCAGCCCGTCGGCCCCATAGACCTCGGCGGCTGCCGCCTTCTCGAGGAAGCGCTGAATCCAGGGCAGCGCGTTCGGGTTCAGCTCGCCCTTGTCGACGAGCGCCTGGACGTCGTTCGTGTCGACGAGGGCATCGAGCTGGCTCATCATCGAGTCGCCGAGATCGGCGTACTCGCGTGCGAGCTCGATGAGTGTGTGCAGTTCCATCGTCGCCTCCTTTCGAGTCGATCTACCGTGACAACCTCATAGTCTCATACCGCCCCACTGGTGTCAAGGCTCTTGACACCGATGCGACGGCATGAGACCATAGATCGCGTCACGGTAGATCGAGCAAGGAGGACGGCATGGCACCTGCAACCGAAGCTCAGATCGCCTTCATCCAGACGCTCCTCGAGGGACGCGAGGTCCATGAGGAGCTCGCGCAGGCGACGTGCGCGATGATGGAGGGCGAGGGGTTCACCAAGGCCCTCGCCAGTCAGGTCATCACGAGCTTGAAGGCGATTCCGCGGCGCGCGCGCGAGGATGCGCCCACTCCCGTCGAGCCAGGGGTCTATGAGGTCGACGGCGAGGTTTTCGTGGTGAAGCCGAATCGACAGGGCACGCGGGTCTACGCGAAGCGCCTGGTCACGATCAACGGCACCCGCCTGACCGAGGCCGACTCGCACGAGCACTTCGACTTCGAGTACGCACCGGGCGCGATTCGCCGCATTCGCCCCGAGCACCGGATGGACCTCGAGCGCGCCAAGGAGCTGACGATTCGCTACGGGCGCTGCCTGAACTGCGGACGCCGGCTCAAGGACGCGACCTCCGTCGAGCGCGGTATCGGCCCCGTCTGCATCAAGGCATTCCGGTGATCGCGATGGGTCACGCGAACCGCAAGCGCGCCGAGCTGTACGCCCTGGCTGAGTTCTACATCTGGTGCGCGCGCCGCGGGCATCGCCCGGTCGGCAACGACCCGCGCACCGGGCAGCCCTGGCCCTTCACGGATGGGCTCGCGCGCCGCATCGGCCGAGCAGAAAATCTCGCTGCCGCGAAGGTCTGCTACGAGACCGCGCGGCAGCTTCCCTGCCCCCTCCCGTGACTCGCATGGCCCGCGCGATTGTCAATCGTCTTGACACCGCGCGGGCCGTGTGAGACCATGAGTGAGTCACGGTATATCGAGCAAGGAGGTACGACATGACGCACGAGCAGATCAACGGCCTCTCCCAGGCGCTCGGGATCGCGCTTCGCGGGATCACCGCACTGGGCTTCGAGGTCTCCGCTTACGCCGCGGAGGTCACCGAGATGGTCGATGGCTCCGGCGACTTCGCGGTCATCGCTTACGGCTATGACGGCGAGCGCGAATTCCAGACTCGCGTCCGCGTCAAGCCCGATGGGACCGTCGGCGAGCTCGCGGGCCGCGGTCAGCGGATGGACGGGTGATCGCGATGCCGAGCACTCGCCCGAACCTGGTCGATCTGCGCGCCGAGGTTGCTCGGCGCGCAGAGGACCTGCGCATTGCACGCAAGCATGAGGCCGGGGCTGCCGCTCGCGTCGGCATCGAGGAGAACGTGCGTGCCTACCAGCGCGCCCACCGCTGGACCCAGCGCTGCGCTGAGGCTGAGCGGCAGGCCCGCTCGGCGCTTATTCGCGCGGTTCGAGAGGGGGAGAACGATGGATCGGCTGCCTGATCGCTACTTCTGGCCGCTCTGGTTCGCCTACATCGGCCTGATCGTCTACTTCGCCTTCTGGCACTAGGGAGGGTCAACGATGTTCCTGGACGCACGCTACGAAGTCATCGCCTACGCGGCAGAGGACTATCACGTCTGCGACGCGCTCACCATCGAGGAGGCGCGTCTCGCAGCCCGCACCGCCGCGCAGGATGAAGTTGCGAACGGCGACTCCGATGTCGTGGTCGCCATCTACCCGGTCGGCTCGGCCTATGCCATCGAGACGTTCGAGCTCTCCGAGCACACCGGCAACATCGCCCGCCACTTCGCGCAGGGCGCCCACCTCGACAACAGCGTGGCGGTGGCGTGATGGTAGTTCAGACCTTTACCCGCCAGAGCATCTTCATTCCCGGCGAGGGAGCCGTCGAGGTCTACACGGACGGCCCGTTGCCGATCTCGCCCCGCGAGCACGCGGTCGCGATCGTCGGTGCCCGCTCCTGCTCGCATGAGGGACTCAGCTACGCGCGCAGACTCGCGTGCGCGCTCTCCGCGGACGGCTTCACGGTTGTCTCTGGCCTCGCACGTGGCATCGACACCGCCACGCATCGGGGCGCCCTCGAGGGGCTCGACCACGACGGCGACGGCGGCAGCACGATCGCCGTTCTCGGCTGCGGCATCGACCGCGTCTACCCGGCTGCGAACGCCGACGTCGATAGGCATATCCGCAAGCAGGGCCTCGTGCTCAGCGAGTACGGGCCCGGCACCGAGCCCGCGCCATGGCGCTTCCTGGCTCGCAACCGGATCATCGCCGCGCTCTGCACGCACGTGATCGTGGTCGAGGCGCGCGAGCGATCTGGCGCGCTCATCACTGCCGACTTCGCTCGCGAGTTCGGAGCGACCGTCTGGGCGGTACCTGGCGCGCTGACCAGCGTGACCGCGGCCGGCTGCAACGACCTGATCCGCAACGGCCACGCCCGCATGGTCCCGCGCTTGATCGAGGAGTTCGTCGAGGCGCTCAACGAAGGGAGGAACTGATGCCAGAGCTCGGGGTCGACACGCTGAACGAAGTGGCCGAGTTGCTCGTCGCAAGCGCATCCGGCGAGATGACGGCTGCCGATGTGCTTGGCGAGCTCTACTCGATGCAGAGCCGGGGACTCATCCCCGAGCTGAGGCACGTCCGCGTGATCTTCACGGTCCGCCAGGACCCGAGATACGCCGACGACGCGCCCGAGCAGATCATCGACAACGTCCTGCGCGAGGCGTTGAGTCGCGCAAGCGATCCCGACGACCTGATCGTGGGCTGGGCGCTGGAGGGGACGGTTTGATGGACTGGGACACCGTCGATCATGACGCGCTCGCCGCCGCGGCCGACCTGCGCCGAAAGCACGAGCGCGAGAACCCGTCTGCACAGAAGAAGCGCTACGAGGTCTGGCTGACCACGCGCTTCGACAAGAAGTTCATCGTCGAGGCAGAGAGCCCCGAGGAAGCCGAGGCGAAGCTGCGCGAGGCGACGTTCGGGGATGCGGCCGAGCGCATCTGGGACACGGACCTCGTCTACGACGCGGTCACGTCCGACATCACCGGCGCCGGCGCCTGGGGTCCGGCCGATGGCGCGGACGACGAGTTCTGGACCAACCCGGAGGAGGTGTAGTCATGAGCTATGAGGTCTGGGGCGAGGAGGACGTCTATCTCGTCGTTACGTGGGACGAGATTCGTGAGCATGCCAACGCGGTCCTTGGGCGGACGCTGAGCGCCCATGAGTGGGATCGGCTTTACGACCGCCTGCTTACGGAGCCGCCTGATGATCTGAGCGGCTTCTGGGCTCAGTTGACGGAGGCGCTGCGCGAGTGGGAGCCCGAGTTGCTCGCAGGGAGCGAGATCGCCTGATGATCCGCTGGCTCGTCGCGCTCATCATCGCTGCTCTGCTCGCGTCGGTCGCTCAGGCCGGCTGGGATGACGGTCTCAAGCGGCGCTGCGCCGCGACGTCGTTTCCGGGCGAGGCGACGATCTGGTACGAGACGGCCGAGTGCGGCTCCGACGGAAAGCACTGGCAGCTCGTCGTCCAGCATGAGCCGGCGGGCCAGCAGTCGTGCCCCGGCCCACACGCGAGGTCGTTCCCGCTTGGGCCGGGGCAGCCGACCTCGGTCACCTGGAGGCGGTCTGGCAATGGCTGGGCTGTCAACCTGCGAATCAACCACATGAAGCATCCGAGCCCCTGCGTGGCGCGCAGCGGGCTCCCGCACTGGACCTTCCTGGGTTTCATGGATCACCGCGACCACGAGGGCGGCCCCTTGCCTGGCCCCCTCGAGTTGGCCAGCGTCCATACGCTCGCGTGGAATGCGACGGGTTCTGCCCGGGCGATCGCCGCCGCTCAGTTCTGGTGGGGTGGCAAGTCCCGGCTCATCGAGATCAACGTAGGCATGACTGCCAAGCACCGCTACGACCATCACCCCCACCCTTGGGTGATCGGGCGCGATGGCGACTTCGCCGGTATCTGGGAGTACGTCATCCTCGATGGCGCGGTGCTCGGGCTCGACGTAGCGCCGCAGGTGAAGCGCCCTGGCCGGCCGATGCGCTCGCGCACTATCCGCATCCAGTGGAGGCCGATCGTCGAGCGCCTGATCGCTGACGGAGCGCTCGCGCCGATCCCGCCGGAAGGCGCGGTGACGCAGGCCGCCTACGTCGCGATCGAAGCTGTGACCGGAGGCGAGTACGGTCGCCCGACGGTGAGCCTCTGGACGTCGGGCTTCATCCAATCCCCACGAAGGAGCGACGTCATGAGCGCCACCTACGCTGATGAAGTGCCACGCCCCGACGTCTCTGCCGAGCTCGAGCTCGTGCGCCGCCGGCGGGCAGCTACCGAGTCCCTCGAGGATGCGCTAGAGCGAGCGCGTGTCGAGCTCGACGAAGCCATCCGCGACGCCCTCGAGGCGGGCGCCACCCTTCGCGCCGTGGCCGAAGCTGCGGGCCTCTCCCACGAGGCCGTCCGGCAGCGGCGCCGATAGGGAGCGCACCGAACCCTCGACCGCGTGAGGGTCCCCGCGCAGGGGGCCCTTCACGTGCCATAGATGCCCTCCGCGGCGTGACTCAATCTGCTCACCTATGCCGTCATCCGACTTGACACCGATGGGACGGTCTGAGACACTTCGAGTGTCACGGTAGATCGACCGCAGGAGGTACGACGAAATGGCACTCAACCCGCGCCGCGCTTCCCAGATCAAGTCGGGCCAGGTCACCTGGCTCTGGGAGGATCGCATCCCGGCCGGCATGTTCTCGCTGGTCGCCGGCCGACCCGGGCAGGGCAAGTCCCTGTTCACCGCTTACCTCACCGCTCAGGTCACTCGCATGGGCGGGGTGGTGCTGTTCTCGAACGACGAGGATGACGAGGAGGCGGTCACGAGGCCGCGCCTCCAGGCGGCAGGTGCCGACCTTACCAAGGTCCTGTTCGCGAAGCCGATGCTGCCGAACGACCTCGAGGAGCTCGAGAAGCTGATCGTCGACGAGAACATCCGCCTGGTCATCCTCGACCCGATCAACGCGCACTTCACGGTCTCGCTTACGAGCGACCAGGATGCTCGCAAGGCGATGAGCCCACTCTCGAAGATGCTCGCGCGGACGGGCTGCACCGTGGTCGGGGTCGACCACATGAACAAGTCCGCCTCCGCGAAGGCGCACCCGCTCGCCGCCATCCGCGGCTCCTCGGGCGGGGTCGTCGGCGCAGCGCGCGCGGCCTTCTTGTTCGGCCCTTCGCCCGACAACTACACCGACGAGCGCATCCTCGCGCCCGCGAAGTTTAACCTCGGCAACAGCAAGTGCGCCATGGCATTCGAGATTGAGCCGGTCGAGATCGAGACGGACGACGGCTCGCTGGTCGAGATTGCGAAGCTCACCTGCCTCGGCGAGGAGCCGAAGATCACTGCCGCCGACGTGGTCGGCTTCGTTCCGACCGAAGCGAACGTCCACGGCAATCCCTCGAAGCGCGCCGCCGCCGCCGAGTGGCTTACGCGCTACCTCTCGGTCGGCGCTGCGCCCATGACCGACATCCGCGAGGACGCGATCCAGTCGGGCTTCTCGATGGCGACGATTCGCCGCGCGAAGGATGACATCGGGGTGCAGGTCTCGCGCCGCGATCCCGACGATCCGACGAAGGGCAAGTTTGGCCCGGGCTCCGTGATCTACTGGGAGCTCCCGATGGGCCACCCCGCCCTGATTGAGCTGCCCGACGCGGAGGACGACCCGGATGGCATTCAGACCGTCGCCGACGAGGTCGACGAGGTCGAGCTCGACGAGGACGCCGTCGACGAGTTCTTCTCTGAAGTCGAGAGCCTCCTCGCCGAGGGCGAGGAGGATGACGAGGAGGCGGCGATCGAGTAGCTCCTTCTGCCCTACCTGACGCATGCGGGCCGCCCGATGGGCGGTTCGCTTGCGTTCGGGGCGCGACGTGCTGCGACCTAGCGAGCCGCGGCGAGGGGGCGCGATCGAATCATCGACTCATAGGCGCTCACCGCCAGGGCGCGCGACGTGGGCACCTATGCGCGCGCGTCATTCGACTTGACACCGATGGGACGGTCTGCGACTATCTGAGTGTCACGGTAGATCGACGCAGGAGGTTCGACTTGACGCACGCGACATGCCCCAACTGCCAGGCCCCGACGCTGCCCGAGGCCGCGTTCTGCCCCTTCTGCGGGACGCGCATCGAGCAGGCGCCGGCACCGGCCGCCGATCGCACGCCAGACGTGCTCGGCGAGGTGATCGCCTGGCGCGCCTGGAGGGTGGTCGGCCCCTCGAGGCGCCCGCTCCTCGGCTCGGTCACGCACACCGAGACGCTCTGGATGCCGACCGACTGGACCTATGCGACCTGTCCGCGTGGGTGCGGCGACAACGTGCCCGGTGAGGTCTGCACCTGCGGGCTCTACGCCGCGAAGACGAGCGAGCAGCTCGTGAACCTCGGCTATGCCGAGTACAACGAGCACGCCCCCCGGATCATCGGTGAGGTTGGGCTCGCGGGCAAGGTGATCGAGGGCACCCAGGGGTGGCGAGCCCAGAAGGGCCGCATCGTCCGCCTCCACCTTCCCTATGAATTCTGGAATCTAGGCGACGCGCTCAAGCGCCTCTACCGCTGCGACATCGCGCTCCGCAACACCTGGGACGCCGAGGGCAGCGCGCTCGCCGTCGACCCGCTCGCGCTGCGCCGCGCTCGCGAGCACAACGCTTGAAAGGAGACGTCATGGACATTGGCAAGGAGCAGCCCGCACGCATCTACGAACCGGTCGAGGACCCCTTCCACCGCGAGGTTCCCACCCCGGCACCCGAGCCCCGCGAGACGCCCGCGCCCGAGCGCGAGCGCGAGCGCGAGCCGGAGAAGGTCCCGGCCTAGCCCCTGAAGCACGCGAGAGGGGGCGATCCCGCGCCCCCTCTCCACCAGCCACCGGAGGTAGCCCGATGACTGACGACACCACCACTCTACAGCCCGATGAGCAGGCGATGGTCGAGACGCTCGTCACCGAGCCTCGCAACGAGGACGAGCGCGTGCGCGCCTGGCGCGCCGAGCAGTTCGTCCGCCTCGGCTACGACCTCGAGCTCGCCGAGGAGCTCGCCGGCACGACGATCGACTGGCACGACGCCGATCGCTTCATCCGGTCCGGCTGCTCCCTCGAGCTCGCGGTAGCGATCCTCCGATGATCGTCCAGGCATTCGGCTGGGGCACCTGGCTGCTCTGCCTCGTGATCGCACTCAAGACCGGCGAGGGCGTCTGGGCGATCCCAGGCGCCCTGGCCGCGATCTACGCCTACCTGCACCTTGACCCGGAGGAGGAGAAGTAATGGACGATCGCAAGCTCGAGATTCGCGAAGCCGCACGCGCTCGCTGGGTGAACGACGACCTCCAGATCGACGAGGACGCCGTTGTTTCGCTCGCAGAGGAGGGCGCCTGGGTGGCCGCATGGGTCTGGGTGCCCGAGGAGGAGATCGTCTCCTGATGCTGCGACCTCGTGTCACGGCTGAGCTGCGCGACTTCATCCGAAGCGAGCGCGACCGCATCGTGCGCGACTGCATGGCTCGCACCGAGCGGGCCGAACGGGAGATCGAGCGGCTGATCGCACGACGACACTCCAAGCCCGACTCGTTCGTCGTCAAGCTCGAGGAGCTGCGCCCCGACCCGGGCCGAGCCTGGACGCGCGAGTCGATCGTCGAGGCGATCATCGTCTGGAGGGACGAGCATGGGCACTGGCCGACCTACCAGAGCTGGAGACGCTCGAAGGCGCTCCCGTCGACGCGCACGATCCTCCGTCACTTCGGCCGCTGGAGCCTCGCCCTCGAGGCCGCGCGCGGGCCGAACACCTGCCGCCGCGGGCACCTACTCGCTGGCGACAACGTGATGGTCGATCGTGACGGGCGCCGCCGCTGCCGCCCGTGCAGGGAGGCGGCCTGGAAGCGATCGCGCGACCGCGTCCGCGCGCGACGGTCGCGCCAGGCGGCACCTAGCGCGACGTCCCAGGCCGCATGACGAACGAATCGAAGGAGGTAACGTGCCCACGTATCGCGCCACGTTTCACCCGCAGGCGTGGGTGAACGACTATGCCATCGAAGTCGACCCGCAGGGGCCGACGACCTGGGAGGTGACGCCCGAGCTGATCGCGTCTCTGCCCGCAGGCTGGAACAAGTCCTGCACCTACGAGAGCGATGAGCTGCGGAACGATCCCGCGGCCCCAGAGTGGGTGCGCGAGTGGACGGGCCCGTTCGACATCGAAGTGGAGCGGGTCAACTGATGCAGGCACTCACTGTCTACCAGCCGTGGGCGACGCTGCTCGTCCGCGGCATGAAGCAGTACGAGACGCGAGGCTGGTCGACTACCTACCGCGGCAAGCTCGCGATCCACGCCGGGAAGCGCGTCACGCAGGAAGGCCGCGACATCTGCGAACAGCTCGGCCTCGACTTCAACTCGCTCCCCCTTGGCGCGATCATCGGCATTGCCGAGCTGATCGACGTCCACTGGACACACGATGTCCAGCTCGACTGGCCCGAGAACATCCTCGGCGACTTCCGCAAGGGGCGCTTCGCCTGGCAGCTCGGCAAGCGGCTCGAGCTCCCCGAACCAATCCCCTGCGCCGGTGCGCGGCAGCTCTGGGACGTCCCGTCCGACATACAGGGACGCATCCACCGCGCACTCAATGGCAGCAGCTCCTAAGACCGCATCCTCCCGCTCGCTGAAGGTCGTTGACGCCAAGATCGGCGACCTTCACGAGTGGGAGCGCAATCCTCGCACCATCAGCAAGGACGCGCTAGATCGGCTCATGCGCTCGATCGAACAGGTCCCGGAGATGCTGCGCGCGCGGCCGATCATCGCCCGATCGGACGGCACCGTGATCGCCGGCAACATGCGCCTACGCGCCGCTCGCGAGCTCGAGTGGGAGACGATTCCGACCTTCTACGTCCCCGAGGGCATGACGGACGAGGAGGCGATTGAGTGGGCGATCCGAGACAACGCCCCATTCGGCGAGTGGGAGCGCGATGAGCTGAGCGAGCTCCTGCGCGAGCTCCAGGATGCCGGTCGCGACCTCGACCTGACCGGGCTCGCCGAGACGGAGGTCAACAAGCTGCTCGCCGAGTTTGCCCCGCCCGACGAGGGGGATGCCGACGAGGACGAGGTCGCCGGTTTCTTCGGCGTGCTCGTCGAATGCACCAGCGAGGTCGAGCAGCGCGAACTGCTCGAGCGCCTGACCGAGGACGGCTACGAGTGCCGAGCGTTCATGTAGAGCGCATCTCGACTATCGCGCGCACCCCGCGCGTGATCCAGGTCGAGTCGATGTTCGACGTTCCCCCCTCCGAGCAGTCGAAGCTCACCTGGGACGTCGAAATGCCGCTCGACGAATGCCCCTGGCAGGTCGGTCTGATCGTCGGCCCTTCCGGCTGCGGCAAGAGCACCATCGCGCGCGAGGTCTTCGGCGATCGCCTCATCGAACGTTTCGACTGGCCGACCGACAAAGGGATCATCGACGCCTTCCCGGAGGAGCTCGACACGAAGACGATCACGAGTCTCCTCTCGACTGTTGGGCTCGCATCGCCGCCCGCCTGGGTTCGACCTCACCATGTCCTCTCCAACGGAGAGCAGTTCAGAGCTACCGTCGCGCGCGCGATCGCCGAGGCCGAAGACCTCGTCGCCATTGACGAGTTCACGAGCGTCGTTGACCGTCAGGTCGCCAAGGTGGCCTCGCACGCGATCCAGAAGGCGATCAGGAAGACGGACAAGCAGTTCGTCGCCGTCACCTGCCACTACGACGTCATTGACTGGCTTCAGCCCGACTGGATTTACGAGCCGGCCGGACTCGCGTTCACCTGGAGGTGTCTTCAACGACGACCAGCCCTTGACCTCGAGGTCTATCCGTGCGGGCGCGAAGTCTGGCGAACCTTTGCTCCGCACCACTATCTGAGCTCGAGCCTCCCGAACGGGTCCTACTGCCACGTCGGCTACGTCGGCGACGACCCCGTCGCCTGGCTCTCGTGGCGCCGATTCCCGCACCCGCGCCGGAAGAACATCTACTACATCAACCGGGTCGTCGTTCTCCCCGACTATCAGGGCCTCGGCATAGCGACCGTCATGCTCGACTGGGCAGGACAGACACTCGCCGACCAGGGCCAGCGCGCCCACATCACCACAGCGCACCCTGGGCTCGTGCGCGCGCTCGCCCGCTCGCCCCGCTGGGAGATGGTCACCAAGCAGGGCTTCAACACTATGACCTGGGGCAAGAAGGGCACCTACGGTCAGCAGACCGCGGCGCGTCGGCGTAAGAAGGGCACGACCCAGAAGTGGATGCCAACGAAGGGCAGCAAGCGCACCCTCGCCGACGGCACGCTCGTCGACCTGCGCCGCGCCGCCGTCACATCGTTCCGCTATCGACCGCCGAAGGCCGACGACGCATAGGTGCCCAACCCGCGCATGTGCGCGCTGAGCGTCTATGCGCCGAAGGGCAGGGCATGAGCGACGACGAGCTGAAGAAGCGCCTCGACGAGACGCAGAAGCTCCTGCGCGCCGCCAAGGCGAACATCGCGCGCGCGATCAGCAACGGCGAGCGCGTCAGGCCCAACGACCTGAACGCCGTTGCCAAACTCGAGGTCGCGCTCGAGAACCTCGCCCAGTACCAGCGACTCAGGGAGCTCACCAGAGATGAAGGGCCGCCCGCCGAAGCCGACTGAGCAGAAGAAGCTCGAGGGCAACCCCGGTCGGCGCCCGCTGCCCGAACCGGTGATCGTCGCCGGCCGCGGCTCGCTTCCAGCGCCTCCCGACGACGTGCCTCCCGAGGGGCATCGGCTCTGGGACACGATCGTCGCCGAGCTTGAGCGCGTCAACCTCGTCGACCGCATCGACTACCCGGCTCTGATCGCGCTCTGCACCCAGTGGGCGCGAGCCGAGAAGGCCCGGCGTGTCCTCGCCCAAGAGGGGATGTTCGCCCTCGGCTCGATGGGACAGATCGTCGAGCACCCCGCGCTTGCGATCGAGAGAAACGCCCACGCCCTGTTCCTGCGCTTCGCCGAGCACTACGCTCTCACGCCGGTCGCCCGGGCGCGCATCGGCCTCGCCATGCTCGAAGGCCGCAAGATGCAGGAGGAGCTCCAGGATCGAATCGGAAGGAGCCCGCGGCGCACTGGCGCCGATGACGCAACGTGAGCTCGCTCACATGCCGCCGTGGCGTTCCCCGCACACGCTCCGGCGACCTCGAGCCAGCGCTCATGCTCTCCGCGGGCGGCGCCCACTTCGCGCTGTTCGCCGCCGAATACATCGTCCAGACGAAAGGCCGCTGGGCAAAGCGGCCGCTCTACCTTGAACCGTGGCAGCTCCGTATCGAGTCGGAGATGCTGCGCACTGACTCTGACTACTGGATCGAGCTCGACGAGGACGACCTCGAGACCTGCGCCCGAGACCCCGCCCTGTTCTACGAGCGACTCGCCGGCGAGTACAAGCGTCTTGATCCTGAGCCAGGCGTCCGCCTCTATCGCGAGGCGTACATCCAGCTCACCAAGAAGACCGGCAAGTCGACCGGCGCCTCCGCGCACGCGCTCTACTTTCTCTGCGCCGACGGCGAGGAGGGCGCCGAGGTCTACTCGGCCGCGAGCGCAAAGGACCAGGCCCGGATCGTCTTCAACCAAGCCCGGGAGACCGTCAACGCCTCACCGCGGCTACTTGACTTCGTCCGCGTCTTGCGAGACGCCATCGTCGTCGAGCGAACGAACAGCGTCTACCGCGTCCTCTCCGCAGACGCCGGCGTCCACGAAGGGCTCAACCCGCACGCGAACATCATCGACGAACTCCACCGGCACCCGAAGCGCGACCTCTACGACGTCCTCACCTCCGGTGACGTTGCCCGCGAGCAACCCTTCACCCTGAACATCACCAACGCAGGCGTCAACGAGGACACCATCTGCGGCGAGCTCTACCAGCAAGCAGTCAGAGTCATCGCTGGAGACCCCGGGGCCCGCAGGGACCTCTACGCCTACGTGCCCGAGCTCGACGATAAGGACGAGGAGTTCGTCCTCGAGAAGCTCGCCGACCACGTCATCGACAAGAAGCCGCTTGACTCCCGCGCGATTGAGCTCGCCAAACAGGTCAACGAAGCGAGCTGGATCGGCGCCGAGACGATCATCCGTGACTTCGAGCGCTTTCCTGTCTTCGTCTTCCGCCGCCGCCGGCTAAACGCCTGGACTGAGGCCGAGGAGTCATGGCTTCCGATCACCGCCTGGGACGCCTGCGCGGTCCCTGGCGTCGAGATCGACCCCGAGGCCGAGGTCGTCATCACCGTCGACATGGGACTCAAGCGCGACACCGCCGGGCGCATCACCATCGCTCGTCAACAAATAGACGGCCGTGACCGTTACGTGGTGAAGGCGAACTCCTGGGGTGTCCGCCCGATCGACCCGAACAAGCCGCCCCCGCCCGCTCACGTGCTCATCGACGAGAAGGTCGAGTTCGCCCTCGTCGAAAACGACGTCCGAAACGAGCGGCGCAAGTACCGACGCATGCTCGAGTTCGGCTACGACCCCTGGCGCTTTGAGCGGTCCGCGCAGGATTTCGAGGCCGAGGGAATGGTCGTCGTCGAGTTCCCCCAGCAGGACAGCCGTATGTGCCCAGCTACCGAGGCGGCCCGCAATGCGATCGTCGATCAGGTCATTGCTCACGATGGGGACCCTGTCCTGCGCGCCCATATCCGTTCCGCAGTCGCCAAGGACACCGGCCGCGGCTTCCGCCTCACCAAGAAGGACGTCACCAAGCCCGTCGATCTCGCCATCGCGCTCGTCATGGGCGTCGCCAGGCTCGAGGCGAATGCGCGCGTCGCCGTCCCGCAGTTCATCCCGATGGCCTGAGCCGATCAGCGTCGGCGGCGGGTAGAGCCAGGTGGTTCGGCCGGTCTCATACGCCGGCTAGGAGGTTCGAGTCCTCGCCCGCTACCTGGGGCCGCAGAGGTGCGCCTGTCAGACGTTCGAGGGCCAGTTTCACTCGAGCGTCGGACAGGGACGCGGGTTCGATTCCCGCCGGCTCCACTCGGGGGTCGTCTAATCGGCAGGACGCGGCGTTCTGGCCGCCGAGATCAGGGTTCGAGTCCTTGCCCCCGAATCGCAGCGCCCGATAGGCGCACCGATGGGACTCGTGCGCCGCATCCTCCGACTCGACGAGAAGCGTGATTCGCTCGAGAACCCCAGCGTCGACCTGAAGATCGCGCTGACGCAGATGGACGACGGCACGTCCATCCTGACCGATGCTGGCATCAGCGTCACCCCTGAGAAGTCGCTTCGCATGACCGCCGTGCTTGCCGCGGTAGGCATCCTCTCCGACTCCGTCGCCGGCCTGCCCTGCCCGATCTACAAGCGCACCGACCAGGGCCGCGAGAAGCTCCGCAACGACCCCCGCTGGGACCTACTCAACCTCGAGCCAAACCCCGAGCTCACCTCATTCGAGATGTGGGAGATGATCGTCTCTCAGGTCGCCCTCTGGGGCAACTCCTACTGGTACGTCTTCCCCCGCAACGGGGCCGGCGACGTCGAGCTCTGGCCGCTCAGTCCCTCCTGTACCAAGCCGCTCCGCAGCCCCGACGGCAGCAAGCTCGTCTACATCACCAGACTGCCTAACGGGCGCGATCACAGCCTCACCGCCGATCAGGTCATCCACTTCAAGGGCTTCCGCACCTGCGGCGACGTCGGTCTCAGCCGGATCATGGTAGCCCGCCAGGCCCTCGGTGTCGCGATCGCTGCCGAGGAGTACGGTGGTCGGTTCTTCGCGAACGACGCTCGACCCGGCACCGTAGTCACTTGGCCCGGCGTCATGGACGCCGAGCAGCAGCGGGAGTTCAAGGCCGCCTGGGACTCGGCTCACAAGGGCCTCAAGAAGTCTCACCTGCTCGGCATCCTCACGGCCGGCGCCGACATCAAGACCGTCGGCATTCCCCCGGGCGACGCCCAGTTCATCGAGACCCGCAAGTTCGGCGTCCGCGAAGTCGCCCGCATCTTCCGCGTCCCGCCCTACATGCTCGCCGACCTCGAGGCCGGCTCCGTCTCCTACGCCAGCGTCGAGCAGCAGGCCATCGACTTCGTCGTCCACAGCCTTCGGCCCTGGCTCGTCCGCATCGAATCGACGCTCAAGAAGCGGCTGTTCAACAAGGAAGGCGACCGCGACATCTATCCACAGTTCAACGTCTCCGCACTCCTCCGTGGCGACACGAAGACCCGCTACGAGGCATACGCCATTGGCATCGACAAGAAGTTCCTCCTCGTCAATGAAGTTCGTGAGCTCGAAGACCTCCCGCTTCTGTCCGAGGAACCCGAGCAAGACGAGGAATCGCTCGAGGACGTCCTCCGCGAGAAGCTCGGTCTCAACGGTAACGGCAACGGGCACAGCGAGCGATACGCCAAGGCGCTCTCCGAACTGATCCGCCGATAGGCGCGGGCGATGGTACGCGAGCGCCGAGTCTTCAGCCTCGACAGGGTCGAGCTTCGCGCCGCCGAAGATGACAGCGGCTCCCCCGGCAACTTCTTCGGCCACGCGGCCGTCTTCAACACCCCGGTTCGCATCTGGGACTGGTACGAGCAGGTGGCGCCTACCGCGTTCGATCGCGCCCTCAACGGCGAGGATGACGTCCGCCTCCTGTTCAATCACAACGCCGATCACGTCCTCGCCCGCTCCAAGTACGGCGAGGGCACGCTCACCCTCTCCAAGGACGACAACGGCCTCGTGGCCGAAGCGTCGCTGCCGGACACGACGATGGGACGCGACCTCGCAGTCATGCTCGAGCGTCGCGACGTCGATCAGATGTCTTTCGGCTTCCGCACGATCAAGGACTCGTGGGAGGAGCGAGACATCGAGACGGTCGACGGCGAGACGATCACCGTCCAGATGCGAACACTCGAGGAAGTCGAGCTGTTCGACGTCTCGCCCGTCACCTTCCCCGCCTACCCGAGCACCGACGCAGAGCTCAACAGCCTTCAGCGCACGCTTCGCTACCTCGGCGTCGAGCAGGCCCCCGAACTCGTGTCGCCGCCGGCGACGGCAGCCGTCACGAACGGTCAGCACGTCATCGAGGTGGCCCTGCGCGCCAACACGGAGGACTTCGACAGAGAGATCGCCCGCATCAACGCCACCCTCGAGGAGCTCAGGGCCGGCCGAGCCAACGAGGACGAACAGCGTGTTGGGAAGGTCCTCTCCGCGAAGAACCGGCAGCTCGTCAAGGACGCCATCGCGCAGGGCGAAAGCGCGCTCGCCGCGCTTCGCGCACTGCTCGAGGCGGCTGGCGACGAGGACGACGAGGAGGACGACGAGGAGACCAACTCGGCCCGAGTCGTGTCACTCGATCCGCGTCGCCGCCGACTAGCGCTGCTGGAGTTCGACAACAGCGCGGCTCTCTAACCGCCAACACCCGACCACGAGGAACCCAGCTATGAACAAGATCATCGAAATGAGGCAGAAGCGGGCCGCGCTGATCCGCCAGGCTCGCCACCTTCTCGATGCCGCCGACGAGGCAGAGCGCACGCTCACGGCCGAGGAGGAGCAGGAGTACGACCGAATCGTCGCCGAGGCGGACGACCTGGGTCGCTCGATCCTGCGGGAGGAGGAGCTTCGTCAGCGCGAGCTCTCCCTCGTCAACGCCGAGCTCGGCATCGAGGACCCGGACGGGGGACGCAGCCTGAACCCGCGCGACGCGCAGGGCGAGGTCCGCGACCAGGTCAACGAGCTCCAGGAGCGCTACGCGCGCGCCTTCGAGAGCTACGTCCGCTACGGCCGCGAGGGCATGGAGGCGGACGACTGGCGCACGCTCCGGCTCGGCTACGTCGACATGAAGGGCCGCACCTCCTTCGGCGATGTCGAGTTCGAGCAGCGCGACCAGGCGAAGGGCGCCGGCGCAACGGGCGGCTACGTCGTCCCGGCCGAGTTCCAGGCGACCCTCGTCGAGTACCTCATCCAGGCCGGCACCGCCCGCGACATCGGCACCACGCAGATCGTCACTGGGGCCGGCGAGGACCTGACCCTGCCGAAGCTCACCGCGCACGGCGCCGCGAGCTGGGTCGGCGAGGCCGGGGCGATCACGGCGACGGACGAGACCTTCGGCACGGTCACGCTGAAGGCGTACAAGGCCGTCCGCCTGGTCAAGACCTCGGTCGAGCTCCTCGAGGACAGCGCGGTCGATCTCGAGACCCTGCTCGGACGTGCGATCGGTCAGTCCATCGGCGCGCTCGAGAACGCCGCCTACTTCGTGGGCGATGGCTCCGGCAAGCCGACGGGCATGCTCGCGGCCTCCGGCGGCGTCACCACCTACAAGACGCTCGCCTCCGCGACGGCCATCACCGCGGACGAGCTGATCGAGGCGAAGTTCACGCTGCCCATCGCCTACCGACGCAACGCCCGGTGGGTCATCCACGACAGCGCGGTGCTCGCCATCAGCAAGCTCAAGGACAACGACGGCCAGTACATCTGGCGGACCGGCCTCCAGGCCGGCGAGCCGGACGTCCTGCTCGGCCACCCCGTCTCGATCGACCCGGACCTCCAGGCGTTCGGCGTCGCAAGCAACAAGTTCGGCATCTTCGGCGACTTCGGCGCCTACTGGATCAGGGACGTTGGTCGCGTCGGGCCGCGTCGGACCAGCTCGACCGCCGATGTCGGAGCGTTCGCCGTCCGCCGACTCGACGAGCGGTTCGCCGACAACCTCCAGGTCGGCTTCCTGGCCTATCACCGCACGGATGGGATGCTTCTCGATCCGAACGCGATGGTCGGCCTGCGGATGGCAGCCTCGTAGGGGGCCTTCCTGAGCCCGAGTCCTGAGAGGGCCGGTTAGCGCCGGCCCTCTCTCTTTGCCCGATAGACCGCGCGACCCCCGGAACCCCGGAAGGAGGTCCGCGATGGACAAGGCCACAGAGAAGCAGGCCAAGCAGGAGCTCGCGGCTCGCGCGCAGTTCGAGCGCGAGGAGTTCGAGCGGGCGATCGCCAACCACAACCCGGGCGAGGTCGATCCCGATGTCGCCGAGCAGGTCGATGAGACCATGCAGGCCGAGCGCGAGGCATTCGACGCCCGGAACGAGGTCGAGTCGTGAGCGGCGCCAAGGTTCGGCTCCTCGTCAACCGAGCCGGCCGCGACTTCGTCCAGAACGCTGGCGACGAGGTCGAGGTCAGCGAAGACGAGGCCGAGCGTCTCGTGGAGGCTCAGCAGGCCGAGCTTCTCGAGGGCCGGCGCAGCCGAGGCAAGAGCCACGAGAAGGCGACCCGCGAGCAGCGGGAGACGACCGACCTGCCGCCCGCAGAGGAGCGCACCACCGCTCCCGAGAACCCAAGCAGCGACGAGGGCACCGAAGACGATCAGGCGCAGGGCGACTCGGAATGAGTCGCCCCCGCCTTCTCGCCGCCGCCCTCGTGGCGGCGGTTCTCGTTGCCATTCCTCTGTTCTTCCCCGGCCAGTTCGCATGGGGCACCTGCACCGAACAGGACGCCGCTAAGGGCTACTGCAAGCGCGTCGGAGAGACTGCCCTCTGGAACCGACTCGAGGGACGACAGTTCTGCGGCTGGCTTTCCTCCCGAGGGACCTCCTGCAAGGTCTGGGCCAAGCACCACCGCCAGGCCGCGCTCCAGTTCGGCCGCAAGTGGCCGCCACCGAACGAAGTGGAGCTCGTTGCCCGACGCCTCGAGACCCACCTACGCGCTCGCGGCTCCCCAATGGCCCCATACGCGGTCACGCTCGCCCGCATCGCGCGCGACGCTGATTTCAACCCCTTCGCCATCGCCGGCATCGCCGGCAAGGAGAGCTCGTTCGGGCTCTACCGATGCGGCGGCGAGTTCAATGCCTGGGGCATCACCGCCTGCGCCCGAGCCTGGTGGCCTACCACCGGCTGCGTGAACGGCGGCCCAGGTTTCGACGCCAGGCGCCTCGACGTTTCCTGGCGCGAAGCGTTCCGCGCCGTGCCCGACTTCATCCGCTGCCGCTGGCCGAACGCCAGGACGATCTACGACCTCGCCGGCTACTGCGCCGTCTGCCCCACCTGGTACGACGACATCGCCGGCCTCATGCGCGCCTTCGGCAGCACCCCTGAGCTCCATTGGGGAGCAGCAGTCGCAGCCGTCCGATGAACGAGACGACATGAGCCTGGTCGACTACGCACTCGTCACCCCCGAGGACGCTGCGCGTTACATCCTGCGCGACGATGAGGCTCTCGTCGACAATCCAGGACTCGAGGCCGATCTCATCGAGCTCATCAACGGCTACAGCGATCTGTTCAGACGCTTCCTAGGGCGCGAGTTCGTCAAGCCCGACCCCGACACCGCGATCGAGCGTGCCTTCGTCGTCGAGGGCGCATCTACCTCGCTCGAGCCCTCCGAGCTCCGAGAGATCACCGGCAACGTCGTGCTCATCTCCGGGGACACCTCGACCACGCTCACCAGCAAGGACTACTCCCTGCGGCCGGTAGGGAAGACTCGGGAGGGAACCTGGCTCTCGATCCGCCTGAAGGTGGTCCCCGGGGACCCGTGGGCCGAGCTGCATATCACCGGCAAGTGGGGTATGGCAGAGGTTCCACCACTCGTGCGCCTCGCCTGCCTGAAGGCGATCAAGCGCGACTACCGCAACCCAGAGGGCTTCTCCAGCCGAAGTCTGGGTGAGTTCTCCTTCTCCGAAGTGCAGGCCGACGAGATCGACGCAGCACTCCCGAAAGCGATCCGCGACCTCCTGGCCCCCTTCAGGCGCGCTCACTACGTCGGGAGTTGAAGTGGCGCGGGGCGGCGTCAAGCTCCAGGCCAAGGTTGTCGTCACGAAAGACGACTTCGACGGCTTCGAGGACAAGCTCGAGGAGGCCGTCAAGTCCGGCCTGCGCCGTACTGCCCTCGAGGCTGCTGTTGTCGCCCGTGGCGTCAACACCCGCGGTTATCGAATCCAGCACATCCTCTCGTCGACGAAGATCGGGCTCGTCCAGCGCACCTTCCGTGGCTTCGAGCTTGTGCTCGGCTGGACCGACTTCCGCGCCAACTTCTTCAACAAGGGCACCTACCAGCGAAAGGGCGCACTCGCCAAGGGCGGCGACCCACCTGGGCCGAACCGCGGCGTTAGGCCCATCCGCTTCATGACCGCAGCTCGAGCGGTTGCGCGCAAACGCCTGCTCATGAACATCAAGAAGGCGGCGCCATGAGCTCTATGACCGACTTTCGCAACGCGATCGCTCAGCAGATCGAATCCGAGCTCCAGATCAGGGTGAGGCCCGGGCGCCTCGGACCACAGGAGGGTAAGGACGTGGCATGCGTCTGGCCGGTCGCCGTCTACGAGAACCCCGACAACGTTGCCGAGGAGGTGCTCGAGGCCGGCGTCGGCATCTGGCTCAACCACAAGCATCGCGGCGGACCCGAGGAGCCATTCGATCCCACCAGGCTCGAGGAGGTCGCCGAGCAGCTCCAGGTCGCGCTCTCGGAGATCGAGACCAACGTCCCCATCTGGTACTTCCGAATCGTCCGCATCGACTACGACCTCGAGGCCCAGGGCCTCGAGGCGCTCGCGCAGGGAACCCAGTTCTCCAAGTTCACGCAGAGCACATAGCCCGGTGGACTCGTCCGAGATGTTCAAGCATCTCTCCACGCTCGCCGAACGAGTCGAGGAGAGCGAAGACGACCCCGACGACACCCTGTTCGTCGCCATGACTGCGCGCGAGGCTTCGCTCGTTTTCCTAGGTCTCAGCCTCACCTCCTGGCAGCTCCCGCCTCTCCGTGAGTGGGCGATCGAGCTTCAGCGTCGGCTGATCGACCTCGCCGACGCCCAGAAGGCATAGGCGCTCAGGACTCGCGCGCGCATCCTGCGCATCTATGCCGCCGCCCGCCGATAGGCGCGGGCGATGGCAGCGAAGGACGCACCCGAGACCAAGAAGAAGGTCGAGGACGTCAAGGTCGACGAACCCATCGACCTGGCGGACGCCCCGGCCGTCGAGCAGAAGGCCGAGGCCCCGAAGCCGAACCCGAATCCTGACCCCGAGCCTGAACCAGAGGCTCAGCCGCAGGGCGCGCTATTCGCGCCGGCCGAGGGCTTCAACCGCGTCGAGCTCGCGATCCAGGGACTCGACGAGCTCATCACGGTCGAGGGCGAGTTCCGCACCAGCGATCCGCTCGTCATCGCGGCGCTCGACGCCCACCCGTTCGTGATTCGAGTTCCCAAGGGGGGTGAGTCCTGATGGCGGGCATCTCCTCCCGCATCGGCACCTTCGCGATCGGCAAGCAGTCCGCGAAGGGCACGCCGGCGACCGTTCCGACGATCAAGCTGCTCATGAACGGGGCACCGTCGCTCGCTCCGACGAAGGAACGCGCGCGGCTGTCCATGACCGATGCCGGCCGCGACCAGGGCAAGGCGTTCACCCAGCTTGTCAGCGTCGGAGGTGACGTCCCCGTCTACCTCCATCCCGAAGCCATCTCGCTCCTCAACTACCTCGTCCTCGGTGAGAACGCCGACAGCGGCGGACCCACCAACTATCAGCACATCGCGACCCCCGGAGATGACCTGCCCTGGTTCACCGCCTGGCGCATGGTCGGGAACGTCGTCCACGAGAAGTTCGTCGACTGCAAGCTCAACAGCCTCCAGATCGAGGGCTCGGCCGGACAGCCGCTCAGCGCCACGCTCGGCATCCTAGGCTGCACGTCGGAGCTTACGCCGTTCGACACGGCTCTCACCCCGATCGACAGCGACCCCTACCTATTCCCCGACATCAAGGGTCGCTTCAAGGTCGACACGGTCGCCCAGAAGATTCACCAGCTCTCCTTCGGGATCGACAACGGTCTCTCCGGCTACCAGGCCGACGACTACGTCTACGACGACATCGACCCGGGCGGACGGACGGTCACGCTTTCCTTCGCGACCCGGTTCAAGGGCCTCGAGGCGTGGCCCAACTATCGCGAGTTCTTCTACGGCTCGAAGACCAACGAGGTTCAGACCGTCACCATCACCGGCTCGCCGACAGGCGGCACGTTCACGCTTTCGTTCGACGGTCAGACCACTGCCCCGATCGCCTACAACGCCGCCTCCACTGCGGTCCAGTCGGCACTCGAGGCGCTCTCGAATCTCGACCCCGGCGACGCCGCCGTCAGTGGCTCGGCCGGCGGCCCGTACACGGTCACGTTCCAGGGCCGCTACGCCGGCTTCAACGTCCCGCAGCTCGTTGGTGACGGGACCGCCCTCACGGGTGGCACCTCGCCGAGCGTGCAGGTCGCGACCACCGCCCCCGGCACTGGCAACGAGCTCGTTGGTCCGGTCGCCTCGCACGCCTTCGAGTTCGAGCTGTTCAAGAGCTCGGTGCTCTCGGTGAAGTACGAGCTGCCCCAGGTCGTCTACACCGCCATCCCGGTCAACCCCGACCCGGGTGGAGCGCCCATCGAGGTGCAGGTCCCGTGCGAGGTCGAGAAGCCGTCCGGTCAGAACATCGTCACGGCGACGACCAAGGACCAGGTGGCGAGCCTCTAGGCGGGCTGGGCCGTGTCGATCAGCAACTTCCTCGAGGACACCCTCCTCAACCTTGTCTTCAACGGCACCGCCTACGGCGGACAGTCGACCGTCTACGTCAAGCTGCACGTCGGCGACCCCGGCGAGGCTGGCACGGCGAATCCGGCATCCGAGACGACTCGGGCCGCTGCGACGTTCGGCACCGCGTCCGGCGGCGCGATCTCGAATGACGCGCCGATCCAGTGGACGAACCTGGCCGCCTCCGAGACGATCACGCACATCTCTCTCTGGGACGCGAGCACCGGCGGCAACTGCCTCTGGGCAGGTCCCCTGACCGCGAGCAAGGCGGTCAACGCCGGAGACAACCTCACGATCCCGACCGGCGACCTCGACGTCACGCTCGACTAGGTAGGCAGGGGGCGTGGCCGCCCCGACCTATGTCACCAGAGGCTCCGCGAGCACAGGCGCGACGCCTGCGCTGCCGTCCGGCTACCAGGCTGGCGACATCTTCCTGCTCCTGATCGAGAGCGCGAACCAGGACACGCGCGTCTCAGGAGGAGACCTCACCTGGAACGAGATTCGCCTCGTCGGCACCGGCACTGCGGGCGGCGCCGACGGTACCAGCATCCAGGCGTACTGGGCACGCGCGACCGGCACCTCACACACCGGACCAACGCTCTCGGGCACCGTCAACCACCGGCAGTCGTGCATCCTGCTGATCCGCGGCTGCGTCTCCGAAGGCGTCCCGTTCGCAGCCTTCCAGAGCTCGACGCAGGCCGCCACGACCTCGGGAGACGCCGATGGGCCCGATGTCCCGGTCACCGAGACCCTCGTCGTCATCGCGACCGCCGGCTCGCTGCCCGACGCGGCGACGACCACGGAGTTCGGGAGCTGGGCGAACAGCAACCTCAACAGCCTGACCGAGCGACTCGACTCGACCACAACCGGCGGTAACGGCGGTGCCATCGGCATCGCCACCGGCACGTTCAACGGGTCAGGGGACGTCGGCAATACGACGTTCACCGCGGCAACTTCCGCGACCCGGGCACACCTTGTCATCGCGTTCAACTCGGCCGAGGTTGGGGACTTCCCGGACGTGATCGAGCGAACAACCAGCACGGACACCTCGAGCCCGTACACCGTCACACTCCCTTCCGGTCGACAGGCCGGCGACCTCGCGCTGATCGTCTGCACCACCAACGGCGCCGGCGGGAGCAAATCGCCGCCGTCAGGCTGGACAGAGATCGCCGATGGCGGTACCTCGGGCGCAGCGCTTGGCGTCTTCTACCGCTACCTCGACGGTTCCGAGGGATCAACGGTCGACATCACTGAAGGCGGAACCAACCAGTTCGCCGCTATCTGCTACCTCATACGCGGCGCGAGCGGCGCTCCCACCGTGTCGTCGATCGCCACCGGGACCGGCGCGCCGAACTCTGACAACGCCAACCCGGGTACGTCCGCGGATCGTGTCTGGCTCTCCGTTACCGGCGCCAACGACTCAGGAGCGGGGCCCTCGATCCCGCCAGCCGGCTACTCAGGCAAGCGGTTTGCGTCGGCGAGCTCGTCAACGATCCTTGCCGCCGAACGCTACGCGACTGCTGCCTCCGAAGACCCCGCTGCCTGGAGCTCCTACTCGCCGAGCGTCTGGGCAGCGATCACCGTCGCCGTCTCCGGAGGGGCAACCGAGCACACCGCCGCCGCCGCACTCGCTGGCCTCGGGTCGCTTTCCGGGCAGGTCGACCACGACGCCTTCGCCCAGATCGCTCTCGCCGGAGCCGGCGGGCTCACCGGACAGCTCGATCATGAGGCATTCGCCATCTCGGCACTCACCGGAGCAGGCGACCTGACCGCCACCGCCTACCGCCTTCACCTCATCTCCTCCGCGCTCTCGGGCTCCGGCTCGCTTACCGCGAGCTCGATCCGAGAACGACTCGCCACTGCGAACCTCCCCGGCACCGGCAACCTGACCGCCCAGCTCGACCATGACGCATTCGTCACCTCAGTCCTTGCTGCATCGGGGGCGCTCAGCGCCGTCGCCCTCAGAGAGCGGCTTGCCGCTGCCGCCCTCGCGGCGAGCGGAGTCTTCGCTGCGCAGGCCGATCATGAAGCTTTCGCCGCCTCAGCTCTCCAGGGGCTCGGCCAGGCTCAGGGCGACGCAGACCTCGAGCGCATCACCTCGGCCGCCCTAGTGGGCGTAGGCGCCCTGCTCTCGCAAGCCGATCATTCTGCAATCGCAGCCGCAACGCTCGCGGGAGGGGGCGAACTGAGCGCAGCAGCGCAGCGAACCAGGCTCGCGCAGGCCACCCTCGCCGCCGCAGGCAGCCTGATCGCGCTCCTTCGTTCCGAAGTTCGAGCCGCAGTCTCACTCACTGGCTTTGGGGCCGCCCTAGTCACCTTCGGCGGGGAGAACCAGATCGCGGCGACGCTGAGCGGGCTCGGCGCCCTGGCTGCTGACGCGACCAACGAAGTCATCATCGCCGTAACCATCTCTGGGGCCGGGGCCATGTCCGCGAGCGCCCGCCACGATGGACGCGCCAGCGCCGTTCTCGCCGGAGCAGGCACGCTGGGCGCTGCCGCGCTCCCAGAGCGCATCATCAATGCCATCATCGCAGGACAGGGCGATCTCCAGGCCCAAGCGGTACCGATCATCCTCGCCGCAGCCAGCATGCCAGGGGACAGCTCGCTCACTGCCGCTGCTCAGCGAACCGCGATCGTTCGAGCAGCACTGGCAGGCAATGGACAGCTCCAGGCAGCCCTGGCCCACCATGCTCTCGCGCAGGCCACGCTGGCAAGTGCTGGCGACCTGCTCGCGAACATCGAACGACTCGTTGAGATTGCGGCCGCACTCAGCGCCACCGGCTCGCTCAGCGCCACCTTCGCTCAGGAGGTGATCCGCGGACTGCTCGTGCTCGCAGACCGCGCCATCGCCGAACTCGCCCTAGCCGACCGAACCGTAGCGGCGCTCGCCCTCGCCGATCGCGCTGCGTTCGATCTGCTCCTCAATGATCACCTCGCGCAGTCGGCCGACCTCGGGCTCGGCGATACGGCCCGCTCCCAGCTCGAGCTCGCCGACCGATAGACGAGCGCGATGGGACGCGAGAACTGCGATGTCTCCGGCATAGGTGCTCAGGATGACAACGCCCGCTGAGAACACCTATGACGTTGGCGACGCCATCGAGCTCGACTTCCTCTGGACGGTCGACGGCATCGCCACAGACCCGACCACCAGAGCCGGGAAGATCAGGAAGCCAGACGGCTCAATCATCGACCTCGACACCAACGATCTCGTAAGAGTCTCGGCCGGGCTCTTTCGCTACACGCTCACCGCCGACCAGCCTGGCCGCTGGTGGTACGGCGGCCTGAGCACTGGCGTTGCTCAGGCCGCCGCCGAGCGGTCCTTCTACGTCCGTCGCCCGAAGGTCCTCTGAGACGCCGATTAGCCCGCCAAGGGATGGGCACCGCGGAGCTCCGAGGGCTAGCCGGCCTCGCCCAGTCGAGGGTGAAACGCGCGAAGCGCGACCTCGAGGAGGCGAACCGTCTGCTCGCGCAACTCCAGGACGCCATCGAGAACCAGCTCGACACCCAGGAGGACACGAGCGATGGAAGCAACCCAGAGCGAGACCATCACCCAGGAGACCGAGGCCCTCGAGGCGTCTGCCGCCGTGACGCCTGCGCCTGCGCCAGCGGGAGAAACGCCTGAGCCTCCGGCGCAGCCGCCTGCGGCCGAGCCGGAGCCGCTCGACGACGAGCCTGCAACCCCTGTCTCTCTCGAGGAGCTTCGGCAGACGTCGGAGCGAATCTGCCCAGGCCCGTCGGGCTTCGTCTACCGCGTCCGAAGCCTGAACCTTCAGCGTCACGCTTTCTCCGGCAGCTTCCCCGCGTCGCTCCAGGAAATAGCGATCAAGCAGGCGCTCGGTGAGAGCGTCGTTCGCCCCGAGGACGAAGGCCAGGCGCCCAGCGTGCTGATCGCGCGCTATGCAGACCTGGGCGACTACTTCGACGAGATCGTTCGCAACGTCATCGTTGAGCCCCGGCTCACCGCCCCGCCGGAGAACGAGCCGATCAAGGCCGAGATCAAGCGCCTGCGCGACCTCGCGCGCGAGGCAGACGAGCCCGGCGCGCTCGAGCCGAACATCGAGGCCCTGAAGGAGCAGCTCGCTCCTGACCCGGTCTCCTTCCTGCCGCCCGAGGACTACGACTGGGCGGTCGGGCTCGCACTTGGCACCGTGAACACCGACGGCAAGGGCAGGCCGGTCTTCGGCCGTGAGGCCCTCGCCACCTTTCGCGAAGGTCGTCGCGAATGAGCGGCTCGTCGCTCGTATCGGCCGCGCAGTCTACGAGTGGGGCCTCCCCTGGCCCCAGCTTTCGTCCGACCCAGACCAGCAGTGGCTTGTCTGCGAGGCGATCGCAGCCGCGTGGCATGCGAAGCGACAGCAAGAGCAACAGCAAGAGCAGGCTCGACTCGAAGCCCTCGAGGAAGGACAACGGCGCATCGCCGAGTGGAAGGCCGAGCGAGGGATGTAGCTGATGGCTCTCGGCGGCAACGTAGTCGCGGCCGGCAAGGTCCTGCTCAGGGCGGACACCTCCGACCTGAAGCGGGGCCTTGCCGAGGCACGTCGCGACTTCGACCGCACCGGCAAGACCATGTCGACCGCACTCAAGGTCGGCGCCGCAGCGGCAGCCGCCGGCGCCGGCCTGCTCGCCGTTGGCCTGAAGAAGTCGATCGACGCCGCTGTTGATGCCGAGAAGTCCCAGAAGAAGCTCGAGGCCCAGCTCAAGGCGCTCGGGCTCTCCTACAAGGAGTACGGCAAGCGAATCGACGAGGTCATCCAGAAGCAGTCGAAGCTCTCCGCATTCGACGACGAGGACCTCGCTGAGTCGTTTACCAACCTCGTTCGCACCACCGGCAACGTCAACGAGGCCCTGAAGCTCAACGCAACAGCGGCCGACCTCGCGCGCGCCAAGAACATCTCTCTTGAGGCTGCCTCGAAGCTCATCATCCGCGCCTACAACGGCAGCGAGAAGTCGCTGAGCCGGCTCGGCATCGTCACCGAGAAGTACACGGTCAACCAGGACAAGCTCAAGGCCAAGATCGACCGCGTCAAGGATGCGCTGAAGGACGCGGAGGGAGCAGAGAAGACCCAGCTCGAGGCCCAGCTCAAGGCGCTGGAGGCCGAGAAGAAGCGCGCCCAGCAGCTCGACCAGCTCGGACAGCGCCAGGAGAACCTTGTCGCCCTCCAGCGCGCCGTCGCCGGGCAGGCTGAGGAGTACGGCAAGACCGCGGCCGGCGCGCAGGAGCGCCTCGGCGTCGCCGTCGAGAATCTCATGGAGAAGGTCGGACAGGGGCTCCTACCCATCGTCACCAAGGTCGTCAACAAGGTCACCGACTGGGTCACCGCCCTCACCGAATCGGAGAGGGCCCACTCGATCCTGAAGGGCGCAGTGGAAGGCGTGAAGACCGTCTTTGGCGGCGTGGTCGACGTCGTCCGGCGAGCGATCGGCTTCTTCAAGGAGCACGAGGGCGCAGCGAAGGCGCTCGCCATCGCGATCGGCGGTGTCGCCACCGCCGCCGCTGGCATGAAGGTGCTCAACTTCGCCGCCAAGATCACCGGCATCTCCAGCGTTCTCGGCCTGCTCGGCAGGCTCAGTGGTGCGCTCACCACGATCGGCACCGGCCAGGCCGCAGCAGGCGTCGGCGGTCTCGCAGGCAAGCTCGCCGAGCTCACCAGCAAGGGCGGCAAGATCGGCGGCATCGTCGGTGGTCTCAGCAGGATCGCGGGCATCGCCCTAGGCCCGTGGGGACTGGCCGCAGCCGCCGGCGTCGGCGGGCTCGCATTCGCGATCACCAAGCTCATCGATTCCGGCCCGAGTCGCGCCGAGAAGGCCCTCGAAGACCTCAACGAGATCGCAAAAGACCTGGCGCCGAACCTTCGTCAGATCGCTGACGCGAGCCTCACGCTCTCCGGCGCACAGCTCTCGGTCGAGCGCGCCACGCTCGACGTCGAGCGCGCAGAGCAGAACCTCAAGCAGGTCCGCAAGGACGCCGGCAGAGACAGCCTCGAATACAAGGAGGCCGAGCTCGCGCTGCGCGAGGCGAAGCAGCGACTCCGCGAGGCGATCGCCGCCGAGACCGACGCAGAGAAGAACCTCAAGAGCGAGCGCGACGAGCAGGCCCGGATGACGCTCAATGCCAACCGGGCGATCGAGGAGCTCCTCCAGGGCACCCGCGAGGAGACCGCCGCTGCTCGTGAGGCCGCAAACGCCGCAGGCCGCTTCGCGAGCGAACAGGACAAGACCAGGCTCGCGAACGAGCGGATCGGGCCCATCCTGCGCGAGCGGGTCAGCGACCTGCGCGAGATGGCAGAGAAGTACGGGGGCACCAAGACGCAGGCCGGCCGCGCCGCGCTCGCCATCGCCGAGTTCATCGAGAAGACGGGCCGTGTGCCCAACAAGACCGAGACCAAGGTCCTACTCCACGGCGCCAAGAACGCCAAGAGCGATCTCGAGACCATCATCAACTACCTCAACACTGCTGACGGCAAGCGCGTCACGGCGACCATCGAGGTCCTGCTCGAGCAGCGTGGCAACCTCGTCTTCGGGCCGACCAACACCCTCCCCGCCCGCCAGGAAGGCGGGATCATCCCGATGCTGCCCGGCACGACCTGGGGCAGAGACGGCGTCCTCATCATGGCCGCCCCTGGCGAGGTGGTCGTGCCCGCAGACACGGTGGCAGCAATGGGCCGCGACTTCTGGGCCTCCCTCGGTATCCCTGGCTTCCAGACCGGGGGGCAGGTCGGAGGAATCGCCATCGGCGTGACCCCGTCCCCCGGCCCTGGCGGGAACGCCTCACAGCCGGGCTCGCCCAGTGCTCCAAGCAACGCCGCAGCAAAGCCGAAGACTCGCTACGGAACCTTCTGGCAGGGCGCACGCAATCGCTTCTTCAGCCCGGTCGACGAGGACACCTTCTGGGCCTACATCCCGGGCGGGCAGAAGCACAAGGTCGACGGGCGCAAGACTCCTTCCACCGACGGACTTCCCCATGTCGGCCCGACCGGCGACAAGATGAAGGGGCGACCGCTCCAGTTCCCCTATTGGGGAGACTGGTGGGGTCCTGGCGAGGGCGTCAAGTTCATGCGTGAATGGGCGAAGCGCAACCGCAAGCGCCCCGAGGTCTTTCGCGAGCAGTTCGTCGAGAAGCACCCGCTTGCCGCCAAACTGCTCGGCCTCGTCGGCGACAAGGTGCCAAGACATCGCTGGCCGTGGAGACAGGTTCCCGAACCCGAGCCCGGAGGTCGCGGATCGCTTGAAAGCCCACCCAGCGATCTCGGCGGCGTACCTCGATCGGTCGCCGCCGCCTATGCTGAGGCCGCCCGCCTGGCCCGACTAAATGGACCCTACCCGGGAGTAGGCGCAGGCCATGGAGTGACGCCCCCCTCCTATCCCGGCGACTGCTCGGCAATGGTCAGCCGCGTCCTCATGGCCGGTGGCTTCATCCGCTACGGCCCGGCGTTCGGCTCCTGGCACTTCAAGCCAGGTGGCGGCTCCGGCCTCGTGCCCGGGCGCGGCAAGTGGATCACGGTCTACGCGACCGGGGGCTATGGCGCTGAAGGCCATGTCGGCATGGGATTCTGGAACGGGCAGCGCTTCGAGTCGTCCGGCACCTATGGCATCGGCTGGACGCCGCGTACGTTCTCCGGCTACTCGATGACCCACCCGCGCGGCTATCAGCGGGGCGGCATCATCGGCCGCTACGCCCGCGGCGGCATCGTGCGCAGGTTCCCGACCTCCCAGTCCGCCCCCAAGGCCGGCAAGCCGCCGAAGAAGGGCCTGAAGGCCAAGGCGAAGGACGTCGCCAGGCTCCAGCGCAAGATTGACGCCAAGCACAAGGCGATCGAGCGTGAGGCGAAGGCATACGACGACGCCGTCACCCGCTACGACAGCAGCGTCGAGGAGTTCACCGTCTTCAGCGAGGAGGGCGGGGAGACCATCGACCAGGCTGCGATTGACCAGCGGGCCAGCGAGCTCGAGGACCTCATCCGCCGCAAGGACAAGATCGTCCAGATGATCCGCGATCTCCAGGCCATGATCCGACAGATGGTCGAGCTCCTCGTTGAGCTCCGTGGCATGTATCAGCGCAAGATCGAAGACTGGGAGTCGAACCTGAAGAAGGCCGTCGACCCCGAGGTCCGCGCGGCGCTCCAGAAGAAGATCGACGACGCACGCAAGCACCTGAAGGACGTCAAGGAGGACATCCCCGAGGCGCGCGAAACGCGCAGGCAGCTCGCCGAGGACATCAAGGGACATCTCTCCGACGCCGACGAGCTGCGCAGCGAGCTCGCCGAGGTCCGCGGCACCACCGTCGAGTCGAGCTCGCCCGGTGACGGTGGAGGCGAGAGCTTCAGCGACGGCGGCGGCGGGGACTTCGGCGGGGGCGACGCCGGATCGACAGCCCAAGACGCAGCTCAGGCGCTCGAGGACGCCCGCCAGCGACTCCAGGCGCTCAAGGACTACAAGAAGGGACTGCTTACCGGCGTCCTCGGCAACCTGTTCGACGAGTCGATCCTCGGCGACACCGGACACATCCTCGGCTCGAGCCTCCTCGACGAACTTCCCGCCCAGATGGTCGTCGCCGCGCAGGGCGGCACGACCGGCTCCGCGGGTCCCGCGACGCGAAAGCGCACCCGCGAGGAGATCATCCAGGAGCTCCTCGCCCTACGACGCGCCCAGGGTGGCACCGCCAACCTGCCTCACCAGTTCGGGCGACCGCCGGTGACGATCATCCAGAACTTCAGCCGGCCGCCCGACGACCATTTTCACTGGCTTCAGCGGGCGCGCGCCGCCGCCGAGTTCGCGCGATAAAGCAGAGCGATGGAAGTCGGGATCAAGTACGAGCTGGACACCCCGCGTGGCACGCTCACCTTCGAGCCCGACGGCGCGACGATGGGCCTGCGCCTGCTTGACATCACCGGGCTCGGCGGACCACCGTTGCGCACCGCCTCCGAGCCCGCCCCGATGCAGGACCGCTCTCTCGTCCACCCCAGCTATGACACCGCTCGTTTTCCAGTCGTCAACGGCCAGACGCTCCCGATGGACCTCACCACGCGCCGGCAGCGCCTTGACACGATCGTCGCCTGCGCAGAGAGCATCCGCCGCGAAGACGGAGTCCTGCGCTTCT